AGATTATATTATAGTAGTAAACATTCATGGCACATTCCATATTATGTGGAATTTCTGCACGAGTAATTTTTATTGCTTATAACGGTTTGGGTATTGCCGAAGGTGGGGCATTAAACCACCAAAGTTAATAAAAAGAACAAATGTTAAATATGAGTACAGAAGATAATAGAAAGCACATCAGCCCCACTTTTGGCAATACCTTGTTAGGCGTAGTTAATCGTCCTGCTGATTTGTCAACTTTCAGAAAACAAGAATTGAATTTATTTGATATTCAGCCGTCTGAATGTAGAAAGCCATTAGAATTGCCAACAAATAATGCTGTTAACTGGAAGCCAATTCCAAAAAGAGTTTTCTTTTTTGACCCTACACCGCTTTATGAAAAAATTAATGAAGCAAAGGTGTTAAATCCATTTCAAAGACAATGCACCGTTTCAATGACTTTTTTATTTATAAATGAAGATAATAAATGTGCTTGTGGGTGTGGAAAAGAATTGTCAGGTCGTAAAAAGCGGTGGGCTTCAAAAGAATGTAGCGATTTTGCTTTTGCGGTATTTGCAATTATAGGCGGATATACAAATATTTTAAGGAAGTATCGAAGTCTTTTTATTGGTGGTGCTAAATGTGAAATATGCAATGATATACCGCAATATGAGCCACTTGAATTAGATCATATACACCCTGTTAAATTTGGCGGTGGCGGTGGTTGGTTATCGAACTATCAGTTCAAATGCAAAAAATGTCATAGAGAAAAAACTAATAAGGACTTTGGGTTTAAACAAAATGTCGTAACGCCAACGCTGTTTTAATTACGCCTAACATGGGGATATACGCAAGTTTGCTTAATAAGTTGAAATACAATAAATTAAATGTTAAAATAAGTTAAATTTTCTAACACGCAAAAAACTGTTTATAAAATTAAAATATGAAAAAAGGAATCATTAGAATCAGCGACATTCTTTATAAAAAAGACTGGTCAATTATTAGCGGAATATTTAAAGATTTCCGCCCATCACACATTGAGTTTCGTTTTTGGGAAAACAACACTTGGTATTTATTTGGCGAGAGTGAAATGTTTGATGAAGTAAAAGAAGGTGAAGAAGTGCCAGAGTATATGGTGGTTGTAACAACCCACCCAGACAATACTTCAACTTTTAAGTTTCAAAATATTTCATCAATTAGAAATAATGATTATAATGGAAAGGTAAAAATGAAATTTAAAGATGCCCCAGTTGGGGCAAGGTTCAAATATCCGGGAATGGAAAAAATATGGGTTAAAATCAATTCATTCCCAAAAGGACCAATGAGTGAAGGCAGGGGATTAATTGTTCAATGGAATGGAAATATTGAAGGGGACCAATCTCACTGTTCTTTTATAGATGAAAATGAAGGAATTGATTTTGATACAGTGGTAGAGCTTGTTTAGTGTTACAAAGTTTTTTTAAAAAATAAACACAGATGAAAAATAAGGAATTAACCAAGAAAATATTAAACGCTGTCCACAACTCAAAGCGAAATGATAATTTTGGTAAAAAGGAAGTGGTTGAAAATCTTCTTGTGAGAAAAATACAAAAAATAGTAAAGGATGATAAAGAAGCTAAAAAGCAACTTAAAGATACAATGCAAATAATCGAAAATTTCTTTTTCCCAAAATGGAGAAATTCTGATGTTACAATCGAAAGAGAAAGTGAGAAAGGTTGGTTCTACCTTAGCGAAGAAACGGCAAAAAAATTAAAAAAGCAATTAATTAAATTCCAGAAAAACAAATAATGCTAGACATAAAAAACACCACAGTTACCTGCCAAAAAGCAGTGTGGGCAAAGAACGAAATATTACTTGCTAAGTGCTTTGATTTTGATTACGATGAGTTAACGGGGGTAATATTAATCCACCTCCCCAAGACCTCTAAAAAGGCTCTATCAGAGTTTTTAAAGGTAGCATTCAGAACTTTTTACGAAAGCCCTCTAACAATCTCCGAAAGAGAACCATTTTTTAAAAAGGTAGCAGAAGCCTACAACCAAATACAAGCTGATTTTATTACTGAGTTCAATAAAGTAATTCCGTTCGCAGATAGAATGTGGAACAGAACAGGGCAGAAGTGGGCATACCAACCCCATGCTATTATGGAGATGCAACACAGGAGATGTAATTTACTTGCCTTCTCGATGCGGCTTGGAAAAACGTTAGCGTCAATATCTTTATCTATTTTAGATAAATCAGATGTAACTTTAATTGTTTGTCCAGGCTCAACAAAGTTTACAGCATGGCACCAAGATTTAATTCAGAATTGGGGTTTTAACCCTTCTCATTTTACAGTTTACGACTCTAAGAAAAAATATTCTATACAAGCTTTCAATGAAAAATACATTGTAGTTAATTACGAAATGCTTGGCAAACATTTAGATGAATTAAAGACTAAAAATATTCAGCATATTATATACGATGAAATTCACAAATGCAAGCAAATTTCGACGGCCAACCATAAGAACGCTTATAAACTTAACCAACATTTTACACAGGCAAGAATAACTTTACTATCAGGAACTCCAATTGCAAACAGAGTTGATGATATGTATGCTTACTTTAAACTGATTGGGCACGTACTTGGGGCATCACATAAATCATTTATAGACTCTTATGGTATTATGTATAACTCTAAAGCAGGAGCAAAGGTAAAGAAGGCTAAAAACACAGAGGATTTATCCGTTAAACTATCTAATTTTATGATACGTAGGACACAGCAAGAGGTGTTTGACTTACCGCAAAAGCAACAGATAAAATACACTATTGACAAGGATGATTTTCAGGCTGAGTACGATGAATTAATAAGTGAGTTATCACTACAGAAAAATCACGCTGCTGTTTCAGGGCATATTATGGCTATTAACCGCCTTACTTCAAACATAAAGGTTCCAGAGGCAATTAAAATATCCCAAGAGATTTTAGATTACGGAAAGAAGGTTGTTATATTCTGCTCCTTTACAGAGCCTTTACAGCTACTTAGAGAGGGTTTTTTAAAGCTAGGGCACAAATCAGTTACAATAGACGGAAGCGTTGATATGGCTGTTAGAAAAGACCTAGTGAATGAATTTTGGAATGATGAAGAAACAAATGTTTTTTTGCTAAACATGAAAGCCGGTGGGGAAGGGATTAATTTATCCTGCGCTGCAGATATTATTTTTATGAATTATGGCTTCACCCCAAAAGATATGGAGCAACCAATGGAGCGCTGTACAAACCCCTCAGATCCAAAAATTATTACAATCCACTACTTAATGTGTGAAAATAGTATTGATGAAGTTTTACACGATATTATTGTTGATAAAAAGCAGGATATAGATGCTATTGTTGACAAGGGCCAAGGAACGGTATCAATTGACAGCATAACGTCAGAAGTGTTTAGAAGGTTAACGGGAGAGGATTTTAAAGTAGAGTTAAAAGAAGCAGTTGGCAGCTAAACTAAACATAGAGGATTATATTCTTGTAACTCCAAACAACAGGGCTATTGCAGTTACAATGGGCAGGATAATGTATGTTATCTCTATTCGTAAAATAATAGGCATGATTTACATTCGCCCGCGCCTAGAAAAAGGAACGCTAAACTTTGAGAACGACCCACACTTTAAATCCATAAAGATTGTTAAAGAGGAAACACAGGAAGAATATATTAGTAATTTTAAACCGTTACTCGACCTACTTATTGAAGAGAAAAAATTATACATTAAACAATCAGATAAACTTATAAAGTATGAGTTCAAATAAAACAGAATCAGAGGGTGAGCCATTAAATGTGGGCATCACTACAATTAGTGGTGAGACTGGCACTTCTTATTGGATAACACCCCATTTAAGATATGCTAAAAAACAAATAAGAGTTGATGAGCAAACGTCTAAATACGAATTAAGGTTACAGCAAATGTGGCAAGGTCAGGATGGAACTCAAAGGTGGGAATGGATTGAAGAAGTAGAATAAATTTAACAGAATAAAATATGAGCCTAGAAATTAAAACTATAGATTTTGTAAAGACTGATAATAAAGAAATTCAGCTATGCCCTATTCAACCAAGCGAAGAATACTGTAGAGAGTGGAATGTAGATATGACTGATTTTGTAGCCTTAACTAAAGGTGGAGAATTAATCAGTAATTCACTTTATAGAGTTGGTGGTTTTGGTGTGTGTTTAACAGATAATTATTTTATGTTGCTTAAATACGTGGAAGCTATTTATGATTTTGATTTCATTAAAAAATGTTACCCAGAAAAAAGCAATGAAGAAGTTGAGTCGTCAAGAAAATACCTTGAGGGAGTTTGGTGTATATTTGATAAAAATGGTGTTGAGAAAAAAGAATTTCACAAATTTACAAACGTATATCTTAAAAAAAATAGTTGTATTTATTCGGTTGGCAATAAATACTACAACATAGAAACAGGGGAACTTTACTGTAATTCATCTAGTTTAGTTGAAAGCTCAGAGTTTCTTTTTATAGAAAACAAATACGACAAGGATTTATCAAGGAGAGGCGTAATGAAAATAAATAAAAAAGATGGAAGCTGGTGTGTATTCTCTTAAAATAAACGAAAAAAGATTTTGGATAAGCATTAAGCATAAAAACAAATGCTTGTTTAGCAGGAGAAATGGGTACAAAGGAAAAATAATTTTTGGGTACTCAGTTAGGTTAAGATTGTTTGGGGTAAATTTAATTTAAAAACAAAAATACATGAAAAGATTTATCTGCTGGTACGCTTACCAAGGAATGGAAACAGAAGGACAATTAAGACTAGAAGAACCAGTTATAATAAAGGCTGTTGATATAGCAGAAGCTATGTGGAAATTTCATCATATGAAAACTCCTGATTGGGGCAAATTATTCCATAACGATGACATAGAAGCATACAGAAAGAAAGACGATTTTACAGGATGGGGATGGTGGTGCGAAGAGTTAGCTAAGTAAATTATTAAACAACTAAAAAAAATATATGAAAGTAGAACTTAGAAAAGAAGGGTTAATAGACCTTTTAGAAAAGGCAACAAGATTTACCCCTAACAACCCTGTTATTCCGATTACAGGAAACCTTTTAATATCGGGGATTGATGGAAATCTGGTGGTTAGAGCCACAAACTTAAATGATGATTTTAAGGGTGTAATTAAAAATTTAATGCTACCCGATTTTTCATTCTCAGTGCCAGCAGTTATCCTTACTAAAACTGTAAAGCTTTTTAAAGATAATAATATTGTTTTCACAATTAACCCAACTAATATTGAGTTAGTGTCTGGTAAGAGTAAGTACAAAATAGCCTCAAATCCTGTTGTTGATTTCCCCGCAGAAAGAGTAATAACCCCAATGGAAGAGTTGAGCTTACCATGTAGTAATTTTAAGGAGATAGTGAAAAAATCTATTCAGTCATGCGGAGATGATGATTTAAGACCTGCAATGAAGGGAATTTATTTTACACTCGAAGAGAATAGCCTTGTTACCTACGCTACAAATACAGTTACACTAACAAGAACTACGTCAAAAGTTCTATCTGCAAATAAGTTTACGTCAATTATTATTGATAAATCAACATTGAATTTATTGATTGGCACCATAAAAGATGAAGAGAGTATTGATATTGTAAAAGGTGAAAAATCAGTTTTCTTTACAATAGAAAAAGATGAGTTAAAATGTACTGTTACATCTACTTTGCCAGACGGTAAATTCCCAAATGCAAAAGCTGTTATCCCAACAACATATACAGACCACTTAGTTTTCAATACAATTGAACTAAGAGAAATTATTAAAAGGCTTAGTTTATTCTGTAATAAGGTTACAAGCTCTGTTGCCATAAAACAAGAGGGAAGAGAAACGTGTATGTTTGCTGAGGATATTGATTTTGGTAACTCTGGAGAAGAGTTTTTTACAGAGGTAGGATTGCATGGTAAGGATATTACAATTGCTTTTAACGCTATCTCTTTATCAGAATTGATACATTCTACAGAAGAAGATTACATTAAATTTGCATACACTGATGGAAAACGTATTGCTTTATTTGAGCCTATAACCGCTCACAAGCCAGACGTTCAGTTTCTTTATTTAATGATGCCCCTTATGCTTTTAAATTAATTTATGGAAGAAAACAACGACTACGTAGTTTCAGTTTTTAAAGATGCCTTCACCCCCGAACCTGTTAACGTTTCAGTATTAGAACTACTAGGGTATATTAAGGATGGAAGGTGGAAGCAAAATATTGAATATCTAAGGGGCTTATCAAAAGAAGATTACAATAAGGAAAAGGTAAAGTTACCTGCAGTTACTTTTTCTGGGGTGTTTAATAAGCGCCTAGATAAAGAAATTGCTTTTTACTCTTCTCTATTAATTATTGATATTGACCACTTAGATGATTCATTTGTTGATACATTAAAACTCGCAATTAGTGAGGACAAACATACATTCGCTTGTTTTATTTCTCCCTCTGGGCAAGGACTGAAAGTTGTTTTTAAACTTAACAACACAGACCCAAACCAACACAAACTTTATTTCAAAGCAGCACAGAAACACTTTGAAGAGAATTACGCTGTACAGATTGACAAGTCTGGCAAGAACATTGGAAGGCTTTGCTTTGTCTCTTGGGACCAATCACTAATACTTAATCCAACCTCTATTCCTTTTGACTGCCCTGAGAGTGTTAGAATGTTTGACCAATCACAATTCGTTCCTACACGTAAATTAAAGAACGCTCACAAAACTGTTACCTCTCAGCAGGCTCTTGAAACATCAATAAAATTTGTCGAGAAACACTTGTCATATTCAGAGGGGTCCAGAAATACGTTCCTTCATTCTCTTGCTTGCTGCATGAATAGATGTGGTGTTGATATGGAGGAAACAATTGCTATTTTTTTAGTGCAATTTGACCTTGATGAAAACGAAATAAAAGCGCTTGTTAAGTCTGCATATTTTCATAATAAAAATGAATTTGGAACTTTTATTATAAAACCATACGAAGCCCCAGACTATTCAATAACCCTTACTGATAGCGCACCTGTAAATGACGTTATAGAGGTTATCACCAAAATATCAACAAACAGTGTTGACCAAATTCTTTTAGAAAAAATTATCTGTAGGTACATAGAGTCTCTAAAAAATGACTCCTTTTACATAAACGTTCCAAACACCCTAGAGTTAATTACCGAAACACAGAAAGCTATTCAACAAACAAAAGCAGAGGTAGTAAATGAAAAGGCTTTTCACGTAAATAATATGTCCCAAATGGGGGATATTTACGCGGACTCAGCAGTTAGAAAAGGGAACCTAAATTTACACCTCAGATTTTTTGATGACCACGATACAATCTCCCAGGATTGCTTTTATGGGGTTATTGGTATGCCTAGGACCTACAAATCTGTTTTCGTTACACATATAGCCACCGAGAATGCAAAGCACGATGTACCTGTTTTATATCTAAACGGTGAGATGAGTAATGGACAGTTTTTTGAAAGGCTTTCAGTAAAGGAAATGGATATTGATTGGAAGGCCCCACAATACAAAGCGAAGCTTGCAGATAAAGCGTTCATTGGAGGCATTGGAGATAATATTAATGCAATACTTAAAAACAACCTGTTTGTGGCTACAATGAAGGATTTTACAGAGGAAAGCATTTGTGCTACTGTAGATAAAATAGAGTTTGAAACAGGTAAGAAAATTGGTATAATTATCATTGATGGGGTAAGCCAAATGTCATGGCTTGGAAGGGAAGAGATTAATGCCGCCATTTTTAATACCGGGGTTATAAAAGAGATTGCCAAAAAAACACATACTGCAATACTTGGCCTTATGCACACTGCAGGGGGTTGTGAAAAGTATTACCGTGGAACATCAGATTACGCAAGGGGTGGACAGAAAACAGTTTCTAATATGGATGGAATGTTTATGACCTCATTGATTGTTCACCCAGATACAAACGAACTTATAAACAATGATATTGTTTACTACCACGATAAATTCTTTTTAAGATTTGAGGACAAGCGCGGGAATACAGGAGTACTTGATGCAATAGTGAGCGTAAACAACCAAATGAAGCTTTCATTCTTAGACAAGGAAACAGGTAAGTATGAGCTGAAAATTAATAAAAAATAAATTATCTTTACAAAAAAAAGGTAATATGATAACTTTTATAGAAATTAAAAAGATTGTTAAATCACAAGATGGCTACAAGACAGAACCCGAAACAATAAGGGCTGATAAAATTGAGTCATTTAGAGAATTTAAAAAAAATAACGAGCATCCAATGGCCAAGGTAGAAGGGAATATTATTAAGGTAATTATGAAGAGCCTTTCAACCGCAGCAGGGGTACACGAAGTTTATGTAGCCGAAGAAATTAGTTCTTTTAGAAATAGATTAAACAGCATTGGTATAAGCGTTATTCAGTAATGTCGTACTTAGATAAATTAAAGAGAATGATTATCCTACTCACGCAAGAGGCGGAAACATTCTGTTTTTTAGATGAAGAGCCTTCTGTTACAATGTACCACAAAGCAAGGCTAAAGCTAGTGCAAACAAAAACATTGGCAACAGAATTAGTTGCTAGGCTCGATGAAGAGTATTTAGATAGTAAACATAGAATTAAACAAGTAAAACAAATAAAAAAAGAAAAAGAAAACAATGGAAAACAGACAAAGAAACCTGAAATCTCAGAAAGGATCGACAGGCGGGGAATTGTTCGACCCGAAATCAACAGAGAAGAACTCTTTTCACTTCAACCCAGCAGACAAAAAGTCAAACGTTCTTGAAGGATACCTTCTTGAAATTAAAGAGGGAGTTGGACAAAACAATTCTGATGTAATTGAAATTCACGAAGCGTTACCAGACGGCACATTAGTTCGCAAAAGAAGCTTATGGTCTGATAAAGTTTTAGAAGATCAGTTTAATTCAATACTAACTAATCCTGCTTATGGTTTAGGGTGCTTTGTAGTTGTTGAATACCAAGGAAGGAAATTGAAAAAAGGAGTTCCGGTAGGCACACCTTGGAATAAAGGAAACTCATTCCACATGTGGGAGGTATTAGTTGATGTTGATGCGCCTAAATACGACCCATCAAAACTAATGGGCCAAGATGCTCTTGCTACAGCGCAAACTCACGTACAGCAACAAGCGCAGCCTCATGTGCAAACATCTACACCTGTACAATCAAATGTAGTTCAGCAACCCGTGGTTAACCAAGCTGTTTCTCCTCCGCAACCTACTTCTGGTAATACAAACTCTGTAGTTAACCAAGGACAAAACGTTATTCCAGAAGGGCAAGGAATAAACACTGTAGCAAATCCGTTTCCTCAGAAATCAGATTTACCTTTCTAAAAACTAGAATTTAATGAATAAAAAAAAGCAGGTTAACTACCTGCTTTTTTTGTTAGTGCTAAAAATCTTTCCATTGCGGAGACCATTGCTTTTTTGTCTCCATCTGGAATTGGAAATACCTCTTTTTTGTAATTATAAGAGTAATCGTAGGTTCCACCACCTAGAGTTTTTTCCTTTACAGAGTAACAAATTATTACCCCATTTTCTGCTGACTCCATGCGTACATCACAGCATTGTTCAGCAACTTCTTCTTTTTCTTCTGACATAGTAATTATAATGAAGCGTTAATATCATTTACCGCAGTGTTTAAAGCTGCCTGAGTTCCTGCTGCCCAACCTGCAGTTCCACCTGTAAAAATAACAAGGTCTTGTAATTCAATACCCTCTCTACGGCCACTCTTTAGAATTATATTCACAAAAGTTCTTGTAGGGTAAGGATAAATCCAATAGTTAGAGTCCTTATCCGCGCTACCAGGAACCGTACTTGGGTTTGTTGTACTCGCAGGTTTTGCAGTATAAACACCGTTTACAGTTTCAATATCATCTTTACGAATACCAACACGGTTATTTACACCTGTTGGATCGGGGCTAACAATAATCATTGTTGCATCTGAAATATCTAAGAATTTTGCCATACGTCAAAGTTAGTTATTTTTTTATAAATTCAAAGTTACATTTGTTCTTTCGCTATCCGTCATATCCGCAACAACTCTATCTGTAGTATCATTAATATCTCTAAATGTTATTGTTGCCAAACCTCCACCTAAATCAACTATGTTAGATTTACCAGATAATACTGATGCAAAAAGTTTCATTAATTCTCTAGCTGTATATGTGCCCTCTAATTGCTGTGCCCAAACTTCTCCAGCAATATCTGCTGCAGTTGGTTGCGCGCTAATTGATGCTGTACCTGAAATATACCCAATGCCTAATATTTCACAAAGCACAGAAATACTTACTGTAGCAGAACCATTAATGCTTGCTAATAAATCTCCTGTCGCTGAAACAGTTATGGTGATAGTTGTCGAACCATCTAAATAACCATCTCCAATTATAGATGAAGTTGTGTCAACAAATAAAGATGTTTTACCTGCAAGCCCCCCATTTTCTTGTGGCGGAATAACTGCCATCCCCAATCTATATCCAGAAGGGGCGCTTTGTGCGGAAACTACTTGATCAGTAGTTCTTAATTGAATACCTACAAATGTTGTAGTGCGATTAAATAAATATCTTCCACTGTTAGAGTTAGAAAACCCAACTCCAGATATTGTTCTTTGGTTTGATATTATGCTCCCATATATCATTAATCCCAAACATTAGTAAATGTTCCACTAAACACTGAATTGGCCACCATTGCGCCACCCGCTACGCCAATAAAACCTAAACAGGCGTTATCTTCTATTTTTGGAAACGTAGGTGTTTGAGCTACTAAGTCAACCAATGACCCTGTATTGATAGCGTATAAATCTATTTCAGCAATTACTTTTACTAACACCATAGCTACAGTACCTGTAGTACCAGAAGATAAAGTATAAGAATTTATTTGTTTTACCCCAACATCAGTTGTTGCTAATGGTAAAAAAGGACTACCATTATTTAAATAACAAGTAGATATTGGTATAGAGTTAGCAGGGGCTGTCATTACTAAACCATTTTGGTCATTATTATTTTGATCTTTATAATTTAAAGTTAATGCAGGAGCTGCTGCACCATGAGCTGTTTGAGCAACTATAATAGGAAATACACCTATACCATCTGTGTATCTAGGTAGTGTAGCTGTATTATTTAATGTTGTTGCCGCGCCTGTTACTACGCAAGCAGGATAATACAATAAATAATCTACCAAATAAAATGTAGCTGGAACCAAGGTTGCGGTGGGAGTTTGCATTTTTAAAGCTAATCCATTTCTTATATCTGGAGAAACAGCAGCAGTTCCAATATTCAACGCTCCCTGCGTAGCTGTTGTCATTTGAGTAGCAACACCAGCCGAACCAGTAAATGACCCAGCAGTTGGTATTCCTGCTGCTGTAAAAAACTCATGCCACCTTCCAGCAGCAGAAGTTGCAGCGTTTGAACTTGCCTTTTGAAATAATCCCTTATTTGATTGCCCTGCCGCAATAGCAGCGTACAATGAATCTAATCCTGTTATAGCCATAAAATAATTTTAAAATATAATATCTAATGATCCTGCGGTTATCCTTGGTGCAATATTTAAATTAACAACCAACGAACCTGTTAAGGCGCCTTTAAAAAGAATTACAGACGCCCCAGCAGACTCTTTACAAATACTCCAATATGTTTCCGTTTCTGCAGCCACATCTGTACTTGTTGGAAATACAATATCTGCAAAATTAGTTACTGTCCTTGAAGAAACTGTCCATCCAGCACCACTCCTGACAACCCCAACCCTAGTGTAACTTGTATAAGCAGCCTCGTTAGTTGAAGCATTACCTGCATCTCCTGGGTCTGCTGTATGTAAACAACAATAAAGGCTTCCTGCTGTAACTGAATTTTGTAATCCTGCAGCATCTCCAATATTAGGAATATCAGTATTATTGAATAATAGTAGTGCTAGTTCGTTTGCAAAAGTATTTGATATGCTACTCATAATTTATTTTTTTAATTACCAACCTTGGGGAAAATATCCGTTTGAAGAACCACCACTTCCAGAAGGCGTACTGTACTCTCCATTTGCATTTAAAAATTTTGTCGTACTTCCATCTCCCTTTGGAGCAAATCCGTGTTGTATTGTGCTAACATTGTTTTTTGTGATATTGTGCATTTTCAATGTTTCATCACTAACTATTGTAGTTTTTTGCTTTAACACGTTAACCTCTTTATTCAAAAAAGCTATCTGCTTCTCGAATGCTACCGACAAGCGTTTGATCTCTTTCTCTATTTCTACTTTAGTTAATGGCATTATTTATTGTACTTTTCATTTATGAAAACTTGACATTGTTCTGAAATCAGAACTTCTATTTCATTTTCATTTAAGCCACTAGAAGGATATTCTGCATGAAAAATATCACTCTGTAAATGAGTATTAGACCTTAATTCATCACACGAAGTAATGTTAACTTGCCTTACTTTTTTTGTTTCATCAATCGAAGGAAAACCAATTGTTTCTTCTCCTGTTATTACGCATTTCGGCATCTCTGCCCCAATTACTTTTGATTTAATTATTATCATTATTTGTAGTATTGAATTTGTATATTATATGAATTACCATTTGCCCAAGTACCAGGAATTGTTGCGCCCCAAACGTTACCACCACCATGAGGTATAACCGTGACATTTGTTCCACTAGAGCTTACTACAGCTGCCCCAACATAAAATGATGCACCACCAGCATTGCAATAAGCTGTACCAACTCTAAGCCTAGAAGCTCCTGCGTTTTTTGGTAAAGACCAAGAGTAAGAACCAGTGCCAAATGTTGTTGTGCTACCCATCGCCCCGTTTATTGTAAGCGTAATCAAACCAGTAACATCTTCTGAATAGTCGCCACTTAATGTTCCATTCCCTAAACTAAAAGCTGTTCCTGTTGCCGTTAGTGTTGGTGTGTAGGCAACCTTTACTAAATCATAATTATTTAAAGCATTTGCACTGCTGTCCGTTATAACGCTCCCGTTTGTAATTACATTATTTGTTACAAGATTGTATTGTGCACCAGAAGCGATTGTTATACCACCAGCAATTATGTTTCCATCTAACAAGCATTGTGTTCCATCAACCGTTACATCATTACCTAATGTTGCTATTCTGTTTCCTGTAACCAATGTTTTACTTGCCGTTGAACGGAAAAACATATTTACAAAATCACAATTGGAAATAATTGTAGTTTGCGAATACTGTACATCAATTAACCATGTTCCACCTGTAAAAATGTTTGTGAACACCCTATCACCGTTGCTTTCTTGTGGTGTTCCATCTGCACCCAATAAAATAGAGCAATTAGTTATTGCGCCGTACCTAATTGTCATTCCTCCATCCCAAAGAAAACGAATACCAACGTCTTTATTTATTGAAAGATTATAACTTTCGTTGTACAACATTGTAACATTAATTAACTTTTGGTCGTTTCCTGTTGTTATTGCAAACCCAAGACCAGTATAATTTCCGCCATCTCCATTTATTGTTAAATCGTGTATTTCTACGCTTCCAGCGAGGCTTGCAAGAGTTCCGTTTCCATTTTTCTTTAATGTTGCTCCTCCACCAAATATTTTTGTGTTTGCTGGAATAGTGCCTAGATTGTTGCACATATAAGTTCCGTTCGTAATAAACCCTGCGCCACCGCTTATTGCGGTCAACCAATTTTGTATAGCTGTGGTGTCGTCGGTAACGCCATCCCCCTTTGCGCCAAAATCTTTTGGGGAAAGCATAAACGAGCTAGTTATAACTTGCCAACCAGTGTTTGTTGCTGAGTCTTGTAGTTTTATGTAAATTCTTCCAACTGTTCCGTTGTTCATTATACATAAGTCGCCTCTATTTGCGGTTATAGCCCCCTCTGGTGTTGCATCACTAGCAAATATTTTAAAGTTAATTTTAGTATTTGCAAACCTTGCTATTGCGGTTAACTCATTTAATAAACTATCAACATCAAGTTTAAAGCTTGCTGTAGCACCTATACCTAAACCAGTAGTGCTAAGTCTCATTTGAGTTAATGCGTTAACTATAAAAATAAGGTCAAAGTTATCTAATGTTCCAAGCTTTTTTAAAACCGTAACAGTGTTACCATTTAAATCCCAAGATGTACTTGAAACTGCTGTTTGGTTTACAATCTGTGCTACAGTTTGAGAAACACCATACAAGACTAAGTTTGGATCACCATCTTCTGCATAGTAAAAAGAAGTTACACCACCGGAAGCGCTAAAGCCTCCAACTACTCTGTCTGCATAAAAAACTCTTTGGTAGCTTACTGTTTCCCCTCTACGCTCTACAACATCACAAAGGAATAAATGGTCTGACAAAGCCACAATTGCAGCTAAGTTTTCAGTTACCTCCCAAGTATCATTACCCAGCCCACTCGCTTTACTGTCAATGTTGTCAATTATCTTAACAACAACTGTAGATGTAACACCATTATTGCTAATTGGCTCCACAATACTCGCAACATCCACTCCGTAGCTAACGGCTGGGCTTATGGTTACTCCGTTTATTTCTGATACTGTAAGCGCAATTAAATCCATGATGTTATTTTTTAAGTTTCAAATATACAAAAAATGTTAATATAATAAGTAGGGGCAACCACCAATAAGACTTCAAAAAACTCCAAACATTCTCTTGGTAGACAATTTTTTCGTAAGGTATCTTAACCTCAAATGGAATTTTAACAGTATCACACTTACCACTCAAGTAAACAGTAGAGTCCGAGCTGTTGTAAAAATATTTCATTGTTAATTGCCCTTCTCGAACAATAACAGTATCCCTAGAAAAAAATTTGAATATCGTGTCCTTTTGAACTAACGGACTGTAAATGGTATCTCTGTATTTTATCGTATCCTTAACAAGTAATTGTGGGCACTTATTCTTAATCCTGCCAAGTTTAGCCTCACACGAACAGCCTGATATACTCAGCATCATAAACAGAAAGCCAAGCAAACATAAAAATAAAAACCCTCCTAAATTATGGTTGTTTCTCATCTGTAGGTGCATCCTCTTCTAGTTTTGCTTTTTTCTTAATTCTACTCGTTCCAATACCAATTAATGTTTTAAATGTTGATTGTGTTTGATAACCCGCCAGAACACAAGTAAAATTATTTAATGGTAGTGTAGATGAGTCAAAAGAATCAGCTACCACCAACAATATTACAGGTATCATTAATACAACTGCAATCATTGTAAATAAATTCTTTTTAATGTATTCACCAAAAACATAATCAGGTTCCTTTTGTTTTTCAGCAATTTTTAATAGTACGTGAATTGCAGCTCCAGCAAAAGCAAGTATCCAATTTAGTGTAGTTAGTGTTTGCATAATTTATTTTTTATGTGTGTAATTTCTCCCAAGCCTCTATAGCAAAAACAATAGAGTCAGTTAATTTGTCCTTCCATTCATCAGTTAGCATTCTTGCAGCCTCTTCCTTATCCGTATGAAAACCTCCCTCGATTAATATTGCAGGCATTTTAGTTTTTCTCAAAACATAAAAATCCGCCTCGTAATCTTTATCTCCATCTGCTCTTTGCTGTCTAAACTTTACCCCGTTGCCAAATTGCTTTTCTAATTCAGCGATAACAACATTAGCAAATTCATCAGACTTAGTTTGACCAGGACTTGTATAAACTGTTATTCCTTTTGCCTCCTTCCAACCTGTATTACAAGCTGCATCTGAGTGAATAGAAATATAAATAGAAGGCCTTTCAATTCTATTAGCATCTTCAACTCTTTTTGGTAAAGAAATATCATGCTCGCTGTTTACAATATCAACACACATAATGCCTTTTGCCTCTAGCTTTGCAATAATACGATTTACATTATCCCTGTTGTTTACACCCTCGTAAAGAATAGTTTTCCCATCATCAAATAGCGGACTACGTTTACCTGCAGTCTGATACTTACCTTCTATCATTCCGCCGTGGCCAGGGTCTAATATGTAAATGAATTTACTCATTTTTTATTTCGCTTTTTATTACTTTTAGTTTCGTGATCTAGCAACCTTAATTCAGTGTCATTATCAACTATTGCCTCTATTCTAAACTGAAATTTCTCAAAATCATTCTGCCTCTTTGTGTTGTTGGCTTGGGATATTTCTAAATTATCAAGTCTACTATTTACCACTCTATCATCTGCACTTTTATATACTTTCACCTCTGCTATCATCGTTTCAATATGTTCCATCTTTTTTAATGAGTTCCATTCAAAACCAACAACAACAGAAACAACCGTACCTATCATAATAAGGTCTTTAAGTTCAAATTGTAGTGATGAAAATTTCGCCATAGTTTTAAGCTACAGTTACAGTGTATGTAGTTGTGCCATCTCCACTTGAAATTGTAAAGCCTGCAGTCATAATGGTTGCGAACTCCGCAGCCGTTATAATCCCCCTTCGCAGGGCGCAGGTTATCTCTGAGACAAAATTACCAGCGACCCCAATTAAAAGGGTTTGGATTGTTTCTGGGCTACCTGTAAATACATACACTGTACCTGTGTCATCCTTATAGGATAAAATATTGTTGTTTGCCGTGTTAAAGAAGTATGTTACCTCTCCAGAAGCAGGTGTAGCTACATCACCAGGCGCTAAATATTGAATGTTAGTTGCCATTTAGTTTAAGGATTTACAAGTTGATAAAGAGCCGCGTAATCAGCAGAGGTTACGCAACCTAAAAAATCTCCAGCAGTGTTCACTAATCTTATGAAGCCATCCTCACAAGTATATGAACTCTTAATAAATAACTCGGCATCATTAGGTGTTAAACACCCAATATGGTCCCCGTTATCATTATAAACGGCTACCAATCCCTCCTCGCAGCAAGAACACTTGTCCGTACTGCATGAGCAGGTTGATGAAGAAGATGAGCCACAAGAAGTGCATCCAGTACTTGAACTAGAAGCATCTGGATTATTGGCTAAATATTTGGCGTAGACTTGCGAAGAATCGTATGGCATGGTATTTTATTTTTAATTACAGTTACAATTACACGTTAAACAAATTTTATTCAATTTCTCAATAGTCAAACAAACTTCTTCATCAGTCAAACAAGGCATCGTGCATTCATCCTCGTAATTTTTTAAAGCCTCTAATTGTGCCTTAATACCTAAAAGTTTGTACAAAGAACTGTCATCAGAATCTAAACCAAAAGTAACCTCATTCACCCTCTGCTTGGCAGCCGTGAACAAACACTTTTTTGCGGTTTCTATATCCGAACATACATTCATTAAAATATTTTTTTAACATAAATCAAAGCATAGTAAGGCGGTAAAATGTTTACCGGAGTATCTGTACCTGTATTTGCTGTTGTAATTCCTGTTGTATTACTTGCAACCGTTGCACCTGTAGTTTGCGTATTTATGCTAATTCCTGTTGAAGAATCTGCATTTGTACCCGCAGCAGTAGTTGAATCTGTAGTTCCATCGTGTGTATGAGAACCACCGCTTAAATGGTCTGCAAAAGAAGTTCCTGTAGCATTTAAGTTTGGAACCGACTCAGTACCGCCTGTAGTATCACATAAAACAGAACCAATTGAGTTGTGGGTGTGCGCTCCATCAGTATCAGTAGTGAACGCGTGTGTATGCGAAACACCTGAAAAAACGTGTGAATGTTGCGGATCCGTTACAGCGTGAATGTGTCCTGGGTCTGTTAATGTATGTGTGTGTCCTGGGTCTGTTACTGTATGGTTGTGAGCTGGTAAATTTGGAATTGTTAACGTTACCGTTGCAGCACCACCTGTATCTCCTACAGCATAAGTACCTAAAGCACCTACAACAAATTTATCAAGTAAATTTGGAGTGCTTACGTTTGCGGAAGCATCTGCATTTGGGTAAGAACTACCATCACAATAAGCCCATCCTAACCAAGCTCCTGAACCTACTCCACCTGAGTCAAACAAAGCAATATCATCGGCATCTTCAATACATAAAATTGGATGCCCACTAATAAAAGCGGCCAAACTAGCATTTAAAGCATCAATAGCCTCTTGCTGAGTGGTCAACTGTTCTTGTAAGTCAGCAGTGTTTCCACCACAATTATTTCCGCAATTACACATTTTATGATAATGTTAAATTAGATACTTTAATCAATGTTAAACTCCTTCCGTTTGCCTGAGCATTAGAAGCAGACTGCATATCCACAGTAATAATATCTCCTGCAACAAGCGATAATATACCTGCGTTTATAGCCCCTTTCACATAAACAGGAGTAGCGCTTACGTCAGCCTTGCTTTCTCTTGCCGTTCCCGTTACCTGTACACCACCCTTTCTTAATTCGTAATTTATCAATACTCCAGCAGCGTGTCTAAAATCTCCCTCATACATTACTAGGTAATGGCCAGGGGTTGCAATAGTGTATGTTAAAATTGTCGAATAAGCTGCAGCAGTATAATCAAAATCTACAACTGTAGAAACAACAAAAGCATTTGATGGTCCAGCAATACCTTGTATTCCTTGAACACCTCTTGGGCCTCTAACGCCTTGCTTTGAGATAATTTTCTCGCAGCAACAGGGACTTGTATTACACGAAGTACAGGACATTCTTTAAGTTTTAAGAGCAACCTGTACAACAGGCGCACTGTAAGTTAATATAAGTTAAAATATCATTTGAGTCAGAAGGATAACAGTCTTTATTTTCTTTTACAGCATATAAAAGCGCTGAAAGCTCAACTGCTACTTTCTGTTTTTTATCTTTAAAAGCATCTACGGTAATATACTTAGTCATTTTCGCAACACAGCACTCAGCGCTATTTGTGAAAACTTTTAAGATTGTAGTTTTTTTAGTGTATGAATTTCCGTTTAAATCTGTACCTGTTACGATATATGCTATTTTCCACGTTCCGCTAACTATATAAGTAGCGTCAACCATAGAAGGCGTAATCTCATACCCTACTGTACTATCTGTTGTTGGAAAATCTGGAAAAACATTTACAACTATTGGAGCTAAAGCATTTGGAGGGGTAATCTCAAAATAAGCAACTGTTACATTTTCTATTTTAGGATTTTTTATTCCCCACCCACCTGTATTACTAGATGAATACGCGCCCGTACATTCGTAAATAGCAAATGAGGTTTTAAGTTCCTTAGCTGTTATTTTTGTTTGTAGTGCCATCGTTTGACAAAAATACTAAAAATTATGATAAATTAACTATTCGACTTTATATTTATCAATATTAACATCTACTTTATTTTATCAGAAAGGTCTTTTATTGTTTGAATAAAGTCTTTTCTCTCCTCATTTTTTACCGTCTCACTGTCATCATCTTCCGCTATTTTTTCTCCGTAAAGGTTTTTTTTAGCCAATTTTGATGCTTCCGAAAAAATATAAGACATTCTATCTTTAAAAACATCGTTAGGCATAGCTTCCATTTTCTCATAAACAGTCTTACCGTCATCAGTTTTACTATCTAAAAACGATATAATAAATCTACCCCTTTCTTTTGTTAGTTTTTCAATAGCGTTAGCATCTAAATCAACTTCTTTTCCACTTTTAAAATCGTAAATTGTTTTATTTGAAGGGTAAGATGGATAGTATTTTTTATCTGTAAATAGTTTATAATATTTATCAACAGGTTGCCTTTCTTCAAATGGAACCAATGGTATTTTGAATTGGTCTTTAATTGGCCTGCCTAAATGATCGTATTTTTCGCTTGTCATTAATTGCTCTACAAATGGAATATCCTTAAAGAATGACTCTTTCCAATCATTAGCTTTATAATCATTGTAACCAAATGCGCCACGAACATCATTATTTACAGCCTTTAATATATTTGGAACGAAAAAATTTTGAGAGGATGTAGCTAGGCTTTTAGCTATAGATGTTGGGTCTAATTTTCTATTTTCTTTTGGGGATATAAATTCTAAAAACTCCTTTAAACCTTTTGTTGCCTGAATATCTGTTGCAAAAGCAAGGAAATCAAAAACCATTTTTGTATTAGCTTCTGAATTGCCCTCGTTTTTACCATATTTAACATAATCTCTTCTAAATCCAGCAGGGGCAAATACTGCCGCAAATGGACTATCCTTCCACTCAAATACTTTTACCCCTTTTACGTAAACAGAGTATGGGTCAAATTGCCCTCCCTCTTCATCAGATTTACCCTTGGCGTAATCATTAGTGTTTTTACCTGTAACAACCAACGTTGCGTTTTCCTCATCATCATCGCCTCCTGCCGTAGCCAATGTAACTACAGTCATTAATGCCGTGTAATTAACTGCCCTAAGCAATAATTCTTTTCTCTCGTCTGGAGTAAGTTGCTCTGTTGATTGCCCCACTCCCTTTTTACCCCTTATAACATTTATAAAAGCCATTGGACTTCTTTCAACCATTCTATCTGTAATATTCAAAGCTATATTAACAAATGGAACTATCATTTTTCCAACTGCACCCATTTTTCCAACAGCAGTTAAAGCTTCTGCAGCATACTTATATATACCCCTGGGAGTATTTGTTAATACCGCACGTTTAGCCCACTGTAAGGACTCATCTTTTATAGCTTGTGGTCTTGTTGACTCCATTATTTCAGCAACCCTTATCTTATGCCTTGCCTTTGCTTCCTTATTATTTTTCCAGTCTACCCCATATACTTTTTCAATATCATTTGTGGCTGTTTCATTTGCTTTTTTTACCCTTTCAGTTGTATGCCCTAGCTCTTCGTTAACCATTGATTTTAACTCAGCATTACTAATTTCAACATTATTATCTTTTGCCGATTGCCTTAATTGATTGTAAAGCATTTCCTTTTGCTTCATTTGATATAGCGGAACAGTAAACAAAACATCGGCTGCTCTTAAAGCCCTTCCTGGCCACTTAAAAACTCCGCCCAACTTAGTTTTTGCTGTTTCAGATACAGTTCTATACCCTGGTTTATCAAATCTCGATACACCACCCTTCATTACCCTTTGAGCCTCTGTCATTCCAAGCGCTAAACCAGAACCCATCTCCTTCATTACATCAAACATTTGTAAAAAATCACCTTTTAATAGTGCTTTTTCAGCGAGCAATAGATTTTGATTTACCAATAGAGTTAAAGCGTTAAACTTCATGTTTCGCAAATGAGTCTCGTATGAAGATAAAATATTCGCATACCACACAGCCATCCCTTTTTCTACAAGGGTTTGCTTTTGTTTTCCCTGTATGTAGTCGTACATTCTTTGATACGCTTGATTTCTTAAATCAGAATTTTCAGGTGAATTTTTAATTTCTTTTGCGAAAGCCTCTATCTTATCCCTAAAATCTTTTTTATTTGTGTTAACTATACCATGTTTCTCGTAAATCAAATCTTCAAAAGTTTCTCTTGTTTTGTTTCCACTTGCATCCGTGTACTCCCTATCCATTCCATCTAGCGCACCATTCTCATAGGCTGTTAAAATTTTTTGAGCATCCTTTGCGTTTTCACTAGATGTTTTCTTTTTATTTTTCGGCATTAATTTATTTAACACCGCTAATTTTTTCGCTCTCTGTATCGCTAATTCTTTTTCAGTTTGCTCTGGAGTAATAATATTTTCTAGGTGTTCTTTTATTGAAATTTTATCATCAAAAGGCTGGCTCATTATATGCTCTAAGTCAATTTCTGAAAGTTTTAACCCTGTAGCTTTTTTTACTTTAGATTTTAAAGCGCGAACTAACATTGATGGTTGGGTTGTACCTTTCTCAATATATTTTTTTACAACTTGTACAATTAAGTTTACTTCGTTGTCTTTCAGTTTAGATGTAGTTTCGCAGGCCATTAGCAGGTATATCCAGTTTCGTTATAAGACTTTTTTAATTGCTCCAAAAGAGAGTCAATTTCTTTATTTATTTTCTTTCTCTTTTCTCTTTTAGTTTTTGGTTTATCAGCTCCCTCTTTTTCGATTTTATGAAATTCATCTATAATTTTACCAAGTAATTTTCTGTAACCTTTCTTTTCAGCCTTTTCGTTGTTTTGTCTTTTTAAACCTACAATTTCTTTTGCAACTATAGCCTTTGCCGACATGTTTAAGTTATTATAGGCGTAATTCACAGCGGAAATCGCTCGGCCAGAGTCCCTCACAAATCTATCCATTTCATCAGCAATAGCTCCTTGCATAAAAGCATTATAATCTTTTTCATCTTGATTTTTTGACGCACCCTCTTCTTTTGCGTAATTATTAATTACGTTGGCGTAAATTAAAACCTTAACGCTACCATCCAGTTGCTCATTGTGCCTAGCCTCATTTAATGCTGCCTCTGGAGTATTACTATTTACAATTTCACTCGCTATTGCATTAGCAGTTTCATGGCTAAAATTATCGTAGGTTAAACCATATTTCTTTATCTCCTCTTTAACGGAATTAGAGATTGTTTCAGATGCCATTAACCTGTTTAATAAAGATTTATTTTTTTTCTCCTCATTGTTCTCTGCCTTTTTCTCTTCGCTAACAGGTGGTGGGGGAACAGCTTTTTTTTCTTTTTCCTCTACGACTTTTTCCTCAATAATATTATTATCGCGAATAAAAACCTCTTTCTCTTCATCACTTAATCCTTGCCAGTAATCATCAGCCGCATCAATTTCATCGTAAATTTCATTTATATCCAAACCCATAGAGTTTGCCATTGCCTCCCATTGCCTCTTGTCGCTTACCTTATCTTCTTTACCCTCAAAGAAATCCAACATGGTGCTTGTACCGTTGTTAGTTAAAATAACCTCTTCCAAGGCTTTCTTTACTTCGCTCTCCGTAAACTCATTGTCAGTTCTTTGTTGCATTAAATAATGCACTACTCCATCAATGCTTTGACCTTTTTTATTATTTAGTAAACCAATCCTAAGATCCATTTCTTTTTTAGCTCTTGGGTCTATTACATTTTTACCCTCCTCAACCTTTGATTTACTGCCAAAAAATGATTGGATTGCAGCAGATGTAAGTTTTCCTCCGCCAATAAAATATTGCAACACAGCTTCATGTGCGCTCTCTGGTGGATTGCTTAGGGCTTTTTGGACTCTTGTTTGCTTTGCTTCTCGAATAGTTCCCTTTTTTTGTCCGCTAATTTTTTCGCTATTAGCAACACCGCTTTGTTCTCCTGTTGAAGCGATATTTTCTTTTGTGGTTTGGCTTGGCTCATATTGTACAATGTCTGTTTGTTCGGATATTAAATTATCACTATTCCCGTAAACCTTATCAAAAAATTCTGTTAAACTATCAGTATTTTTTGTTTCTTTAACTTCTGTTTCAGATACAGGTACATTACTTTCTTTAGTAGTGGTTGGTGTTTCTGCTTTGGGTTGTTCTTTAGATAATAGGGATTCTATTTCTTTAGGAACTTTTAATCCTGCACTTTCAATAATTTCTTTAGCATCTTTGGCTGTCATTCTACCTTCGGATATTGCCTTTTCGTACAACCCATCTTTTATAGCATCTCTTATATTGAATTTATTATCAACAACGGCTTCTATGTGAGATTTGCCATCCAAAATATCTTCTGCTATCCTATGGTGTCCATCTATAATAGTTGCATTTCCGTTTTCGTCAATTTCTACTAAAGGGGCTTCTTTTGTTTGTGATTTCTTCCCTGCTTTTACATTTTCCTTTGCAGAGGAAAGATTATTATTATGCCCTTCTTCATTAATGTTATTAACGCTAATTTTATCTAATGAATTTTTACGCATCCACGATTTTTTCTTATCCCCTTTCAAATCAACATCACTTTTCAAAATAGATTTACTTCCCACATCTCCCCCTACACCCCCACTACCTTCTACTACATTACTTTCTTGTGTAGGGGTTGGTGTTTCTGATTTGGTTGTTTCTTTGATGGATTGTTCCTTATATTCAGCAATAATAGTTGGCACTTCTCCAATACCTAATTCTTTTGCTATTGCAGCCCTATTATTACCATTTTTGACATAATATGTATCGCTTTCTTTATCGTACTCAACTACAATAGGTTCTTTTATCCCATTCTTTTTAATATCTTCTATAAAATCTTTTCTTTCTGATAAAGATGGTTGTTCGGTTATTTTAATTTTTGAAGTAGGTACATTTTCTTTTTTAAAGTTATAATCTTTATACCCTGCTCCAAATTGCATTTTCTCGGCTTCAGTTACATCTCCCCCTACACCCCCACTACCTTCTACTACATTACTTTCTTGTGTAGGGGTTGGTGTTTCTGCTCTGGTTGTTTCTTTGAGGGATTGTTCTTTAGGGTAAAGTTTCAATAACTCTTCGCCACTAATTGATGCGTGCCAATTTTCAGATTTAACTCCATTTACTTCTCTTTTGTTTGCGTAAGATATATCGTGTAATAAAGAAGGTATGCCGTCTTTTGAATTAGCATTAAATGAATACATAGCATTAGGTTCTATATCTTCTACTTTTGAAGGAATGTAGTCATTATACATATTTACATCTTTACCTAAAACTTTAACTTTTTGTGGTGTTGGTTTCACTTCTCCCCCTACACCACTACCTACTTCTTTTGGTTCTTCCTTACCTGCACCCTCTCCAACTTTAACAGGCTCAACTTTTTTGGGTTCACTTTCCACAGGCTCGACCACACCAATTTCTGCTGCAATTTCTTCATGCTCTTTCTCAATTATTTTTGTCAGTTCCTCCTCGATGGGCTTGGTGGCTTCAACAACTTTTTGCTTTAATAATTTAGCTTCAATTTTCTCGGCAGGGGTTTCTCCAACAGGAATATTTTTTATAGTTTCTTCTGCTTCTAAAAGCTGATTATTTAATTCTTCCTTTTTTGCTTGAAGAACATTGTTTTCCTCTGTTTTCTCCACAGCCTTCTTTGCTTCCTCCTCGCCCGTTTTTTCTAGTGCCTCCACAAATGCTTTTGTTTCCTCACCATTTAAAGGCTCATTATTTTTTACTTTCCTAGCCAACTCATTCGGCTTCACAAGCCCCGAAAGTTTGTGAAAAATTACAAGGTTGCCAAAGGTGTCAAGGATATTTGTTACGGACTGTTTTAGCTTGTCATTACCTGCATTGTCAATTATCATGGAGGCAGGTGTCATTATTGTTCTCACAATAGTTTCCGGCAAGACTGCTTCGCCTGTGGCGTTACCAAGATGCCATGCAGCAAATACTTCGGGGTTGGTGGCTTGCATATATGCAAAGCCTCCTTTGATTGCTCCCTCGATCAATTTTGATTGTGGCAACAAAACGTCTTCGGCGGTAATCTCTTCGCCCGCCATCGCTTTTCTATTGTACTCATTCGCTAAGTCAATAGCTTCCTTTAAATTCTCTCCCATCCCTTTTACCAAGTCTACTCCCCCTTCAACAAAGGAACGCCCAAAAGCTATTGGTGAAATTAAAGAAAGTGCTGCATCGTTACCTAAAATTATTCCTTCCGCTGCCTGCACTATAAGATTGGCACGCTTTTCTTTATCCAATTCATATTCACTCTCTCCTACTTTTTCGGATTGTAATGGAATAAGTTTTTCTTGCGCTGCCTGTGCTGCTGCGCTTAGGTAAGTAGCTTTTGTAGCATCGTCATTATTGTAAGCATCCCAAGCTAGTCCTTTTAACGCTTCTACGTTATTGGGATTTTTCTCAAGTGCCACCTCCCACATTCTCTTAGCATCTTCGTTCTTGCCTAGCTTTTGATAGGCCTTACCAATGCCATAGGCAAGAGCATCATCATTACTCGCTATCTGTTGCCCAAATGCTTTGTCTTGTAAAAGTGTACCTGTTTCTTTTTGAGGAAAATTTGCAGCCTCGTCAAAAGACATTATCGCCTGCTCATAATCACCGGATTTTAAATACTCGTTACCAAGCAAAAAATGTGTGTCACGACTTGGGTTTTGCTGTGCTGCCTGCTGAACAGGAAGAAGTGTTGGATTGGCTATTCTTTTTTGAATAACTTTTTCTACCCTTTCAGTTTCCTGCGGCTTATTAAAGTCCTGTAAATTCGTTGGCGGAGCAAATGCTCCCACTCCTGTTAGGTCAGGTGTTTTCGGGTTGTTCTGTGGCTTCAAAACGTCCATACTCAACGTAGATGCCGAAGAAGTAGACCCTACGCTTTCGGGTGCAGGTGAAGAAAACTCGTTTTTTTTTTCACCGTTATCAACGATGTCTTGTGCGGGAGCTACAAATCCCTGTTCTTCTTCAATGTCTGCTTTTGGCGCTACAAAATCTTCCATTATTTTTTGGTTGCTTTATTTCCTTTTGAATCTATGTACTTTGCTCCTTTGGGTAAAGCATCATATTCCGATTGTGTTTTAACTGTTGAATATTCCGCATTTTTAGCGTTCCCTCTCGCTGTCTCCTCTTTGGTGGATGAACCACTCATTTTTGGTGCAGCAGCCTTATTCATCTCTTCCACTTTCTTTTCAAGGTGGTCATAAAGTGCTGTACCATCTTTTACTTTTTTCTTATTAAAAAGATTCTTGTAACTCTTTGCCTCCGCCAAAAATGGTACAGGGGTATCTTTTTTCGATGCTACAACATTTCCATTTTCATCCATTTCGTCCGGCTTGTCAACAACTGCACTTTGATAATTTCCATGCACTAACACAGCCTTCTTTGTTTTCATCTCCGGGTGTGCTGCTATTTGGTCTGCCGTAACGGGCTTGCCGGTAGCTACATCAACATCACCTATTCCTATGCCTCCCAATGTCACCGTTTTATCTTCCGGCTGTTGAGTTGGGAACAAACCTCCCTCTTTTACAACTTTATCCCCTTTTTTGCGCTCTACCACTGCCGTAGGGTAAATAGTGCCACCAATAGCTGCATCTACTTTTACAGGCTTTGTAAATGCTCCGTAGTTCTGCATACCAAATTGTGTCTCTCTCTGAATACCTACGTCACCTGCTTTTGGAAGTGGCTGCACATTTATTGAATGGGTGCTTTCTTCAATGTCGGTTACATCAAAACTTTCATCACCACTACCTTCTCTCTTTTGAGATATACCTAAAGTTTTTTCTTCTTTGATGTTTCCATATCCTGATTTAAGCCTATCTAAAATTCTTTCTTTTGTCCACCAAGGATTAGTTCTATAAAAATTGTATTTTATTTCCTCCGCAGATTTTTCAAGCTGCTCAGGCGTAAAATTTTCTTGTTTTCTACTCCATGTCTTATAAAGGTCGGGGTCAGAAGAATCTACGCCGTTTTTCTCCATCGTCTGCTTTATTTGATGAGACATAACCTTGTCGGCAGCAGACATAAAAGTCCTCTCCAAATCCAATTTTAAAAAGTTTTCTGACAGCTTTTGTGTATTCGGATGAGAAGGGTCTTTAATAAACTCAATCCCTGACAGTATTCCATTTTTTGTATCGGTGTATTCCTGTGTAGGAATCATCTCTCCTTTAGCTATCAACTCATCGTCCTCTGCATATTTTTTAACAAAAGAGTCATAGTGTTTTGCTGCATCTATATAGTTTTGTTTGTCCCTTTGAAATTCAGTATCAACAACAGCCATCTTTACCCAATTTTTTCCATACTTTTTCTGTAAACGGGCTTGATTCATATCAATCATGTCGTTCCATGAATCATGCAATGCAGGGTTAACACTAACTAAATTTGTAACAGGGGGGGCAATGGACTCTTGGTAAGCCTTCATATCCTTCATTCTATCCATAGCTGCTTTTTCTACCGCCCTGTCTCTAGCTGCATAGGCAGCAAAAGGAACAACATTGCCCTGTGGAGCAAATAGCTGTATCGAACCTACTTCACTACCTGAGTAATTTCCGGCAAGGATACCCTTGTTTAGTCCGGGCGCATAATCCTCGTTGGAAAGCCTTTCTCCGTTTATCCCTCCCTCGGAATTGTTTGGCCAAAAGTCTTGCGGTGTCGGAGCCGTTGGGTCGTAAGATGAAGTAACAGTACTTAAAACTTCTGTGTTTACTGCCATTATGTTAATCCCTCTGTTGAACTGTTTAACACTGACGTATCTACTTGTCTTTCTTGAACCGGAGAGTCAATAGCATTTGATGTATTCGACCCAACACTTGAGTTATTACTAACCGCGCTGAAATCAGTATCTCCTTGACCTCCGTAGTATTTTCTTATTGCCTCCGAACCTTGCTGTATAGAACCTTGAATATTTGAAAAAGCATCCTGCGACTTTGATGCCCACTCTGCCATCGCCTGTTGTTGGTCAGCAAGTTGTAATTGCATCTTTCTTGCTGCTATACTATTTAAAGTATTAGCATAAAGTCCCGTTGCCTGTGCTTGTCTACTCATGCCGTTGGCAAGAACTTGATTTTTATTTTTGCCCGCTATGGTTGCGCTTTGCAAAAGTGCTTGTATTGTTCCGGCAGCATCTCCGCCCGAACTCTGAACAATAGCATTATTTGTCGCTGCGGTAGTGTCATCAATAGCTTGCATACCCGTTGCGAACTCTGCGCCGGTATCAATAGATTTTCTTTTTTGTGCTAACTCAGCAAGGAACGCTGCCTGTGTTGGATCAATCTTTGAAGGAGCTGCTGACTGCGCTCTTTTTTTTGCTCCAAGTGCTTGAATAGTTTGCACTAAGCCTGTTACCATGCCTATACCGCTAGCTGATGCAGCACCGGAAACTCCTCCGCCACCACCTCCGCCACCACTCAACATACTAGTAGCTCCTCCCATACCTCCACCCGATGAACCTCCGCCTCCTGAGCTACCCAACATACCTGTTATTGCTGATAATCCCATGATTCTTTTATTTTATTACTGTATAGCTTACCGCAGAATCAATAACCTTGAAATCGGTTGCTAAGTTATGCAATATTTTGAAAAGTATTACTCTATTCTGAAATCTGTCTCTCGGCTCGGCAACCATCCTTGGTATCTGCCCCTCAAAACCTACATAGTCCTTCATAAATAATGCTCCCTGCGCAGGTATGCTTGCGCTCAACTCGCACAGCACTCCACCATTTACTGTTTTTAGGAATTGTACTCCTGTTGGCTTTTGCCCATGTGGGCTATTAACCCTTATTTTTACGAACTCTTTATCCCAGGGTTGCAATGGTGCTGCTCCGCCCATAAGTTCAAACTGTATCGGCTCTCCATTTATCTCAAAGCCTTGTTGCAGCTTGTAAGATTTTAAATCTCTCTGTCCGAACATACCGTTTTTATTGGAGGTAAATCTATCAAACCGATAGTCATAAGTACCATACCATGACATATTTTTCTTTCCGAAAACGTGTGTAACAAACCCTGCATCGCCGTTGTCGATATGCAGCCAGTACTCTTGATTTTTTCTGTCGTAGATACCTGTCACCTGTGTCTCAAATCCGGGGAGAACAGTATCTAAATCAGGCTTTAGTCTTGAGTAATAATTTATTCTTCCAATATCCTTACAGGTGTTACCCATAAATAAAAAGGACGATTCTGAATTACTGAAAAATAATGCTTCTATCCTCGCTTCGCTTCCTGCTTCATCAGAGATGGGAACAAAGGCTTCTGCTGCACTTCTCCACCACTCTGCGTTCATGCCCACATCTTTATTTAGCCAATACTGCGCTTGCACAAATAAATCTGCTGCCATGTAACCAACTTTTCCGCCATTAAGGTCGGAAAGAATTGACTTGCTTGTAAGCAAAAGACAAATTCCTCTTTCTGTAAAAGCATAAAGATTCTCCCCTTTTTCGGTAGTAGCATCGTAGGCTTTTACAATATCTCCTTGGTCATCGTCAATATCAAACTTATTGTTGGCAGGGAATGTTTTTAATCCTGGTGAATCCTGTACGTTTATCGCCCTCGGCAACGACCACATTACCCTTGTGCAGAATTTTGTCTGCTCCACAAATCCAAAAGTAGGCTTTGAGAAAAAGGAATCTTGTAACCTTACCGCATAATCAGAATTGGTTTGCATAAGGAATCGAAACCCTCCCCACTTCCACGTATCTTTTTCCGTTTCTCCATAATCATCTGCATACTCTTGGAAAACATTGTTATCGGTAGTGCTGTTGTCATGCTTCCATCTATTTGGGCGGATAACATAATTTATCAATGGGAATGACTCGGAAGGATTAGTTACGTTAAAGGTCAGGTGCATTGCTGATTTACTTTCAACTGTGTACATCACACAAAGCTGACGGAACATACCAAGCCCAAATTTTATTTCATTTTGGATTTCATTTACTCCGGCATCTGCCTTTCTTACTGTATAGTAACGAGGGTTTAATCTCCACCGGAAATAAGGCAAGCCAATACCCCAATTAAATTTTTTATCAAGGTCTTTGTTTTGAGCATTTCCCTCCCTGTCAATCGGTGCAAAAATATCCTCTCCAACAAATGTGTCTCCGCCAAAAATTCTTATTGGGGCTGTATTGTCGTAACGAACAAGTATCAATGCTCCGTCCTCCGGGATAAAACCCGACACATTAAAAATTACATGAGCAAACCGTTTTGAACTGTCGTCAAAATCTCCTCTGAAAACTCCCTTGCATCCATTCCAACTCCCTGCTGATTGTATTGTAGCAATAATTGTTGCTAACTGTGCAGGGGTTTTATAAATTACATTCACCCACTTTTCTGTCTCGCCACTTTCTTTTCTTACATACAAAAACCTATCGGTGCTTGCCCCGTAAGAACTGCTGCTGTATGAAGGAATAACATCTTCCCATCTTTCATCCACAAGTTGAAATCTCTGATTAGCATTGCCGTTGCTTTTGCCAATTATAGATTCAATTTTTTGATAGTGTCCGGTGGAAACATATCCTTGAATGTTTTTGTCGGTTATTGTTGCTCCGACACGAATAATATTTATTACATAAACCGGTTCTGTCCATTTTATAAGTCCTGAGTCCTCGAAATCTCTTTCTACTCCTCCATCAATGTTTGCGGTAGCATATATGTTGTCAATGGTTTCAATCTCAATATATCCGCCTCTACCTTCTACTATTCTTGTAGTAGTAGCTATATCAAAAAGTTTGTTCCCATCTCCGCCAAAAGCACCTGACTCACTACCTGAGTTTCTAAATCTTTCATAGCCTATGTAACTCTTGCCATCTCCGTCATGGTACCCCATAGTGCTTAGTTCGGCAGGATTGATTTGATTTGCTGTGCCTGAGTCATAAATCTGATTGTCGCGTATCATCCTTACATAAGTCATCATGTCAAGGCATCTGTCACGCTTTTCAGTTTCGAGGTTATCTTCCGCGCTGTACAGTTCGGAAAAGAACCCTAGCGGAGATACAAATTGCAGCTTATAATTTTGGGGGTTAGCAATAATATCCTCCACCGTTTCGGTTGACACCATGCCGTTGTCTATGTCGGGAGAGTGAAACCAAAATTTATTTTTTCTTTTCCCTCCAAGTGAATCTGCACCAATACCATTAAAGTCGGCAGGACTCATGGAATAATAACCAAGCCCCTGACATAAAACTCTTCCTGCCGGCCTTGTTCTCACCACCGAAAAAGACTTCATCCAGCGAGGGATATTTGCTATCCCCGGCATCATTAATCCCATCGCATAGTAGTTAGGACCAAAACCATTTGGACGATAAACTTTGTCACTAGCGTCATCTCCACTTGTAAAAACTGCACTGTTTACAACATAATTATGCCCCTCAACATCGGGGTCATTCTCCCTTACAGGAGTAAATGGATGGTAGTCAGAAAAAACACCTATCAAGGCTACCTCTGCTCCATGTGACTCTATCTCCGCATCTGTTTCATCGCAAAGGGAAGTTACTTCACCTTTGTTTTTATACCCGGTAAATCCTAGTTTTCCCTTTTTTATGATGTTCTTAAAATCACATTCATTGGTTTTGTTTGCTGCTCCATCTAGGTCAAACACCTCATGTGTTTGGTCAATATTGTCAACTAATACCGTAGCCGCTTTTACAGTTCCTCCGTAAGAATAATTTGCTGTCTCGGTGCTTATTATATCTCTCCTGTTGGGAAACTGAAAGTTTTTTAATCCAGGGGCTTTTGAAACAAAGCCTGATGTTCCCACCCCATCGAAACCTACCACCCCAAAAGAATACTTTTCACCATTCATGTATTTTTTCTTGTACGCATGGTTGTAAGGGTCCTTATACCCTGTTTTCCCAAGGTTGTCGATTATTGGAAATCCCTCTTTATCATTGATGGTCAAAAACTCCAACTCGGCTTCTTTTGAGGGGTGCTTGATATTCATATAAACAAGCCTCTTGTCATAATACCGAAGTGTCTTTGCCGTTTCTACCAAAGCTAATTCTTGCGACTGCTCTGCTACCGTTATTGGTGTGTTGGTATTTGAGTCTGTCGGATCAACAAAATCCACGACAGATATTTCTCCATGCGCTACTCCAATTTTAGCAATAATTTTTCCGGTGGGAGAAAAATCTATTCCGGCACCTTGGTTATAGTCATATCGAATCAACTCGATATAGTCATAATTATAAATATTGGTTACGCGAAAGCGAATCTGTATCCCAAGCCCTGTTTTGTTGCCGGGGTCAGGATTGCCTCCATAGGTTCTTAACCAAGGGAATTGAGGGCATCCTGAGTCAAGGTTTTGCATAACAGCAATAGGAGGAGTAGATTGGCTCTGATTGGTTCTGTCACCATCTTCGGTAACATACCTCATAGTGTAACGATAGCTTCCTGTCGGCAGTCCTCCTCCTCCTCCGGCTACGACCAACTGAACAAAAACAGGTATATCTAACGATTTAGTTAGATTGGTTTCGTATAAGTTAGGGTCAAAGGATGAGAAATATTTTGTAGGGCTATACTTTGGAGATAGTGGATTTATAGCATCCAACATATCCTGTACGTTAAAAATGTACGGTGGTACCCTGTCGTCAGTAATAAAAAACTCTCCTCCAATACAATTATTATTTACGTCCCACTGCAATGGATATTGTGGAGACTGTTGAAATAAGATTGATTTAAGGACTATCTGTCCATCAATGGTGATTATCCCCGGCGACTCGTCATCCTTGCCCCAAATCTCAATATTGTGGTCGTTAACGGTTGGATTCCCAACGCAAGTATATCCTTCGTTGTTAAGGGTGTTGTTATAAAGCAATTCCTCTCCCCTTATTTTTTCTGCTGCTCCGGTGTTACCATCGGTGGAGACAAGCCTTGCATTTCGGGCAATAACATACTTACCGCTACCCTCTACGGAAAAGATTATCTCTTTTTCGGAGTCGTAGTCAGCACCTTTGTTAAACGTGCTTATGTGCCAAGGTAAATCTTTTTTTTTGTCTGCCATAGCCTGTTATAAACCGTTGCTCCACGAGCCGCGAGAAAGATATTCCTTCAAATCGCTCTTCTGTCCACTGTTTAATTTTTGCACTATCAAACGTGCTTTTTCCATCGAGCCATCATAATTATCGTTCAGCCTTTTGTCGTAAATCTGCCATAAGGTAATCCATTGCTTTGCACCTTCCTCCGCCATGCGCATACGCAGGGTTGCTTCGGTAACAAAGTCTTGTACTGCTGCACGTAAATATATTGGAATGATCGGAATAGATCCTATCTTGCATCCTGTACCATTGTAAACTAAGTGCACGTTTTTTCTTTTACCTCGACAGTAGGATGAAACCATTATTTTCCCCATCTGTATGTTGTAAAAATATTTTTGGTTCACATCTGAACCTCCCGGACCATTGTCCCAACGTATCAGTTGCTTGTCAACAGCACTTCGGGAATTATAAATTCCTCTGTGTGTCATAAATGGGTCTTGGTCATTTCTTCCTTTGTCGTTGGCGATGTAGCCTTTGCCCTTGGTAAAATAATTCCTTTTCCACCATAATTTTATACTGCTGTCGTAGTTGCAGTTATCTCCGTCAAAAATATAGGCATACTTGGTGTTAAAGCACCCATCGGGTAAGTTGGCCGATAATGTATCCCAATCGAAGTCAAAATAGTCATGGTGCAGCTCTTGAAAAAAGGTATGCAATGCTAGTGCTTCCACCGCCTGTTGTACAAGCCCCAAGTAAAACCCTTCGGGAAAAACTTTCATGTCCTTGTCACCCACCATCGGCAGAACGCTTGATAATATTTCGTCAGGAGATATGTATGTCGCTGTATCCATATTATTCGTCTTGTGATTGTGGTTGGTTTACTGACTGCACTTTTCCGATGTTTGCCTGCCCCTGCGGTATTCCGGCTCCATCATTCTTAGCATCTGCCGGAAGAAAAAAGCTGAAACGAGCAAGGTTGATTACATTTATTTTTAGCTGTGGCAACAGTTCGCTTGGTAATGGGAATGGTGTGTCAATATCAATTTGCTCTACTGGCTTTATCGGAGAAAATAACCCCATCTCAATATTTTTTACAGGCACTTTTTCAAGCCCTAAAAAATAAACGATGTTACCCGACAAATAGAAGTATGGATTTTTGGGAGAAGGTCTCGTATAAACACTTTTGTTTAGCCATAACGCTTCTTTCGGTGTTGTTCGATCAATCTGAATTGTTGTAAACCTCGGTGGGCATCCTGGTCCTCCGGTGCTCTCGTATGACATATACTTTATGCCCCCATCCTTATCGTAAGAAAAAATTATATCCGGCAACTCAACATACTTTCTGTTTTTTACAATGTTTAAAGTATTGTTATTTTTTGCTATGGATATTGGTACTTCGGGGTAGGTGGTAAGATACAATCCTGAGTCTCTCTTGCCAATGTGTTTCGCAAGGAGGTCGTTACCTACCGTTATTACCCAAAAGGCTGCTTGCGCCCTTGTGATATTTTTGTCGTCAAAGGTTTGCTTCAAGGTGGTTAGCACCTCGTCAATGACTATTCTTGTAAGTGTGTTTCCCACTATTTCATCAATGATATGATCCTTGAAATAAACGCTTCGCTAATCTGAAAGAGGCTTCCCCCATTTTCTTTTACTGAAATCATTTGTAATGCTGTGTCGCTAACTAATTCTGTTAGTGAATCAGGGAACTCCAAACTGTCACTTTCCAATGCAATATCGGCAGGGTATTTTAAAAATGCTATTGCACACAAAGCATTTGCTATGCTTGGGCGTACTTCTATTTCCGCCTGCCCTTTTGAACCAATGTAGCTGTCAGAAGAATAATCTGCAAAATCCAAATAAGCGTATTCAGCAAGTTCTCCTTTTATAAGGTTATTACCGGCCACGAAAGCATTTTTCACGTTTTCGTTCCACTCGTCCAACGTCAATCTTTTTGCTGATTGGTTGGTGCTCAGGTAAGAAACATCTTTTAGATAAGTAGATGTTGACTTCTCCGGCGCAGGAGTAGACATATTTTTTTTGTTTACCACCGGTAGCGGATATACCCCAAATACTGTCCATAGTGGCACCCCCACTTCATCTGCTTGATAGGAAATCCTTGAATATGAACTTGCCTGCCACACCTTTACTTTGGTTAACTCTCTCAGTGATTCGGGAGATAACTTATTGGTGGCAAAGGCTTGGTTTAATGCTGTAACAATAGTGTCTTTTGCTGAGTTGATAGCTGGCTTATAATCTTGCGCAAAGAGGTATCTTTCGCTGCCTTCGGCATCTATCTTGGCTCTCATACTTGCTACTATTCGACTTACTAATATAGGCATGGTACAAATGTAATAAAGAAATGGTTATAAAAATTAAGCCCAAAGAATTTTTATTTTCTAAGGGCTTAATCTCTTAACAATTAAAAACTATTTTTCTAGTCCTTCCCAACATCACTACGGAGCAACATCTTGTTCTTCATAGCCTCTGAAAGTCTTTCCTGGGTTTTGTTTGACTGCTCATTGATTTCTTTCTCCGCGATTTTTTTAGCTACCTGCTGTCTCATGGATGGAATATTATCTGACTTCTCAATTCCATTTTCGGTACAGTAACGATAAAGCGTAGGCAAGTCAAAGGTGCCGATGGTTCTCATAATATCACTCAGTCTTTGGATTTTTTCAATATCCTGAGAGCTGGCGATGTTTGTGTTTTCAAAGAAGGCAATATTGTACAGCGAGTGTTCGCGTAGCCACTGAATTTCTTTGTTGCTGTGGCTCATGTATGTGGCCAAGGCAGTTAATGATTCAAACCTTCCTGTGCCATGACGTAAGTCATGTAGATATTTGAAAAATATAAATTTCTTTTTGTATGGAATAAGGACTTTTTGCCCTTTTCTGATGTCATCTGTAATAACCCATCCTGTTGATGGATGACAGAATAAAATACCCTGTTCATTGTAATCGTCAACCGGTATTTGTTCCTCCGTTATTCCGGCATTGTAATCCACCAACTCATCTTTCTTCATTGCCTTTGCTACTGTGGTGACAATAGTGGCTAATTGGTCAGCCGAGAAGCCTGAGTTTACCTCCGCTACGGCAGGCTGGCTTTTTAATTTCTTTTCGAGTAGTTTGTCAACTACCTCGTTTAACTCTTTTGCGGTATAAGTTTTTTCGTCTTTACCGTTTTCGTTTTCAAATCCTGTTTCAAGTCCCATAATCTATTTTGTTTTTATTGGTTGCTCTTTTATTAAAATAATTCCCGATGAAGTTTTTGTCTCCACCGGGAATTAAGTAGGTTGGTTTATTTTACATCAATCCAAAAGCCTCCTAATGGATTGTTGTAGCGCAATGAAAGCAATCCTTCCACCCAAAAATCCTTAAAGGTTTCGCGGGTTCCGTTTGCTCCTCTGTCAAGGGTTTCTCCCATGCTTACTCCGGGGATACCTTTCATCTTAACAGGTGCGATGGTTTCTTGGTCAAGCACTAACAATCTGCGTGCCCATGATTTTGGGAAACAAGATTGTTCGCGGAACAACTCACATGGAACCGGAACGAAATTCATACCACCGAAGTCGTATTTCTTTAAGTCCATAGAACCAATGCTGTCATTTGGTGCGTAACGTACTCCTGGATCCTTCCATACTTTTGAAAGGTCATGCAACACTTCTTGTGTTCCGTAGATGAAGCGTGTTGCTCCTTCTACCTTGAAGTTTGTTGCAAGCGCCAAGGCCTCAAATGCCGGATTTAACCCTGCAAGTGATGGGTTAGCACTCATAGAGCCTGCTGCTACCATCGTTGGGAAGACACCTCCCATTGACTTAGCTGGTTGGTCATTGGCGATACGGAACTCTCCACGTAAGCCGTTGAAGAACGAGGTGAACATATCAGTACGTGCTTGACGCATGATTTCTTGCTTGTCACTTTCCAAATAATTGGTAGTTCCTGCATTGATGTATTTCTGTAACTCAATGCGTCCCCAACGTCTTGCTCTCAACATCAACTGCACGTAGTTGTAACGGGTGATTGTTTCAAGACGTGAGTAGTTATCAAAGTGATCCATCGCATCGGCAGCACCGGGGAAGTTTTGTGCGAACACGTCACCTACCGCCACTGCTGACAGTCCAAGGTTAGAATATGACTCTACCACCACATTTAATCCACTGATGGATTTTACTACGGCTTTGGTGTTGTCAGGGTAAACAATGATTGTTGAAGGACTCAAGTGTGTTACTGAGTTTGAGTTCATTGGAATGGTCTGAGTAACTACGTTACCCGGAGAAGCTGCTGCTGCTGCTACAATGCCTGTTGAAACAAGTGCTGTTCTTCCAAAAGTTTTTTCCAAGTATTCAAACTCATCCAAATTTACTTCTTCCATCTCTTTTTCAAACACCAATTTCAAGGCATTGAACTGTTGAGGGGCGGAATCGAAGATTGCATAACGTATCGCCTTCTGAATTAAATTTGACTCTGTTGGCGAATAAATTGAGTCATTGGCATAATTTGATGCCTGTGGGTTGGTGTTTGTGTTTCCGAACGGTGTATTACCTGGTCCGGGGGTGTATTGTCTATTTGACATAATTTTTGGTTATTTAAAAAACATTTTTCTTTGTACCCATCTTCTGTATGTCGCTTATCTGTTTCTTAACGCTTTCAGGCAAATTTTCTGGTCCTCCGGTGGTTTTAACGGGGTTCTTTTGGTCTGCACCCCTTGTTATTACCTCTTCGAGCACTTTCGTCTCAGCGTTGCTTGCAGCAGAATCCATAGCCTCTTTCAAAATTTCGTCCTTAAAGATTGCCACCGCGATTCGCGTTGCTGCCGACTTGTCGTAGGTGCCATCTTTACTGAAAAACAAACTTGTCAAATCTCCACTTTCAAGGACTTTCTCCACCTGCTTGATGGCCGCTTTGTCCATGTTAGGGAACTCTTTGCTGAGATTTTCAACGGAACTTTTGATGGATTCTTTTCTCGCGGTCACTTTTTGTGAGGCTTCTTGATTCACCTTGGTTAGTCTCTCTTCTCTTGCTGTTTTTTCAGAAACGTATTTATCTTTTGATGCTTGAATTGCTATTTCTAGTGCCGGAGATGGTGCTTCTCCCTCTTTGAAGTCATCATCGGCAAATTTGCCGGGGAAATAAGCTTCAACAAGTTTTTTCGTATCTATCTTCTCTACCGGCTGTTTGTAATCAAATTTTGGCTTTTTACTCAGAGCTTCCGTATAGTCTCCTTTTTCGTAAAAGTCTTTTATCCCTTGTATCATTTCGGGAGGCAATCCTTCAAAAATCTCTGTAAGATTTTGCTTTTCCGCCTCTACTTTCGCTAGTGCTTGAGAATCCTCTCTCCACTTTTTTGCTGAACCAAAGAACTTGTTTAAATCTTTTACCTCTTTCATCTCCATGCCAAACTCTGTGTTGGCATAAGTTATCGCATCTTCCGGCTTTTCAAAGACTACATTTTCTTCTTTTGCCTTTTTTGTTTTTAAGCCAAAGACTCCTGCTTTTTCTTCTTTTTGCTCGGCAGCTTTTTCCTTTTTTGCAGGTTCAGTTTTCTCCTTGCTTTCCTCCGGCTTTTTCTCACTGGATTCCGCACTTGCCGGTTCTTCCTTTTTTTCTGTTGACGCAGCAGCAGGTGTTTCAGTTTTTGCGGGAGCAGGATTTTTACTTGCTTGCTCTTTTGCAATTTGGTCAAGAATATCCTTATTTACCAATCCTCCAAGAGCCTGCAAAGTGCTTGCTGTCTCAGATGGTATATGTAGCTGATTTTCACCGCCGTTATGCTGTGTCTGTTCAACTTTTGATTCCGGTGCTGCTGTTTCTGTTTCTGCCATGTTTTCTACGTCAATTTTCTTATTTCTTCGACAAATGTATATATGTTTTTCTATTCCTTATACAGACTGAACCATTTTTTTAGCTAACTCATTCTTTAACAGTGGGTTATTTTCTGTCATCTTAGGTAACGCTTTAATTACTGTGCGCTTTGTTTCGGCGTTTTGCTTTTCTGTCTCCATCACCTCTGCTGATGCTTGCGCCTGCTGCTCCTTAAAGTCAATTTTACGTTGCTCCTCCTCCATGCCTTGTGCTTGTAGCTGAGCTGTCTGCTCGTCAATCTTGGCTTGCGCTTTTGCTGCCTCTTCTTCTTCCACTGCAAATGCTCGTATAGCTGCTGATACTTGTTGCGGTGTGCTTCTATTCCATAGGTTAGCAAATCGTTTTTTATCAAGAAGCCCTGCTCCATAAAACATAGCTAAATCTTCGTTTGCCTGCTTGGTGAGCGCTGCACTTGTCATCTCTCTTTCAACAAAAATTCTAAAATCTTCAAGTTTCATATCCTTGGAGATTTTTATTACCTGTGCACCTTCGTCACCTACCGCGATGGTAAGTTCTCTCTCGTTATCAGCATAGATTCTTTTCCCCACCGTTGCCATACTCTGATAGCACTGTTGAAAAATGTTGGCTATGGCATCGTAAAAAGGTTCTTGCATGATTGATCCTATTTGTATAAGCTTCTCTGTCACTCCTACTAATTGGTCGCTGCCTGTGCTTTGTCCTAGCAAAGCCTCGTTTACTCCGGTGATGTCTTGGATATGTTTCTTCATTGTATCAATGATTTGAAATAATACCGTTGTTCCGGTTTTTAGTGAACTGTCATAGTGTCCGATAACATTTTGTATTCCTTTTCCTCGCGCTCGGATGCCAACAGGCTTCGATTGTGCTGTGTTGCGCATTAGGTCGCTTTCTCCACCTTCGTCAAGCATGGTGCTGTCATACACCATTCCGCTTCCTCCTGCGTTATTTATTTGGTTTTCCGCCACCGAGATCAACCTGTTCATAAATCGCTGTGGATTGATACAGTCATCAATTGGACTCATTACCTGACCATCCATGTACGCCCAACAGTTTACTTTGAATGGGAATTTTACGTTTGCAAAGTCAAGGTTTTCTGTTTCTTGGTATGGTGCTATTCCCCAGTCCAAAAGTATGTCGCTTGCCCCCGATTCGCCGGAAGAGGATGAAGAAAGTATTTCCTTGGGCACAAAGATGGCCATGCGCAAGGTGTCGTAATACAGTTTCTTTTTTAGCTTCCCATCAAGCACTTTTCTCGCTCTCTCATTGTTGACTTTGATTAAGTCTTTATCGGTGTATCGAGGAGCTTGCTCTCCTGGATATGTATAATTTATTTTAGTTAAGTATGGATACCCAAACTTATCTAGCACATAGCCATATTCATCTGCTTGCCCATCCTTCCAAAAGGTTTTTATCACCGGCACTCTCCCTGTCATGTTCGGAGTGAAGGCAAGTTGATTTATGTTGTTCTGCATCACATTGTTTTGATACTGAACAGCAAATTTTTCAATAGACTCTCTTTGTGCTGCTGTTATATTTGGCCACTGCTCATAAATTTGGCTTGGCAGCATCATGTCTACTACCCCTTGGTATTCGGCATCGGAGAAGTCATATTTTTTACACGTTCTATCCCAAAAGTATTGCTCGGATGGTATTTTAGTAAAAATTTGATTACCGGAATACTCTTGTGAGTACATCACCCCAAGTCCCGAAAGCACCATGTCTTGCGCTAATATTTTTCTTTCATCGTCAATATGGTTGTATTCCTTTATGTAGTTAACAAGGTAGTTTATTTTTTCTACTATTCTGTCTGTATAAAGGTTGTTGAATTGTGCTGTTGTCTCCGCCTCATTTGCGCCAATGGCGTTTTCGGCTTTCATCTTTTTACCAAATGGGTTCCCTGGTTCGTTAGCCACCTTGGTCAAAAAAAGCATTTTGTTTAGCGCTTCCTCGCGTCTTGATATTGCTTGAGGGGAAATGCTTTTAGCTTGAAAATTGATGTTCATGGTGGTGGCATTTCCGCGAAACTGCTCCACCATAGGACGGATAAAGTTAAGCCCCATTTTTAGGCGGTTTCTGTCTTGGCCGGAGTCATCCTTAAAAAATGCTTCTAAGTCCTCCTCAAAAATCCACTGGTCATTCTTGTAGAATTTTTTGTTTGTAATAGTGCGTGCCAGCCACTCATTGTGGAGGTAGTTGTTTGCTTGTCCGGCACAGTAGCGTGCGAATTTAAGGTGGTAGGATTCGTCCTTTACATCGGTGAGGATGTTAGGTCTGTTCTCTCCTGTGGATACGATAAATAACATTTATGATTCTTGGTTGTGTTGGTGAAACTTATCTATCGCTTTCATTCCAATTTCCTTATTCTTTTCATCTCTTTCTTCCACACCAAAGCCTTCTTCCACTTGCTTTAGCAATTCGGGCATTGTATCTTTTACCTTGGCCACAATATCAACATACTGCTTTTTTCCTGTCCAATCAATTTCTGTCACAGATTCAACAGTTCTGTCCTTTCCGCTTCCCGATGTGATATTTCTTGTTATCTTAAAATCCTCTGCCACATCTACACTTACCATCGCTACAAGGTTTTTAAATGATATTGCAGCAACTTGTTTTGCTATCAATCTTGCTATTGGCGAGAATGTACCCATTTTTTTTATCGCCTCTTTTACGCTTGACGGAATATTTAATTCTCCGTATTCTTTTCTTTTTTCGGGTGACTTTATACACCTTGCTGCTGCGGAACGTGCTTTTACAATATCAGACTGTATTGTCCCATCATTAAGTGGTGAAGATTGATTTCCCATGTACCAAGCAAAGTTCAAATCCTCTTTTGTGAGTTCCTTAAACTCTCTGTAATTGTTTAGTTCGGGGAATTCCGCTAAAAGCGATTTCCCGTCCGTTGGTCCCCACAATATTGGTATTGCCTGTTCTTCCATTTATGCTGATATTCTTACTGGTACTCTATGCAAATTAAAATCTTTGTCATATTTTAATCGGTACACAATTTTTGTCTTTTTTGTTTCCTCCTTTAAGTTTGTCGGTATCTGCTCCGGGAAACATAGTTCTCCGCAAATATAAGCATAAAGACAACCCCACAATATGTCATCCCTGAAATATTTTTTGTTCTGCGGTCCCCACATCTCTTTTCCGGTTGCGCTAATTGTGCAGGTAAAAGAGTCTAGCTGCTGAAAAATTTGCTTTATAAAAATTTTCTCTCCGTATGCTGAAAATAGTTCGTGCATCCTGTTTATTAGCGACACATTTCTTATCCCCTTATTGTCAATACCTATCCCTTCGTTTATTGCACTTCTATTTTGAAGGTAGTCGGGCAACTCATGGTTTACTACCATCTGCTCCGAGAATCCTTTATATATTTTGTATTGCGTGTATGCTTGACCAATATTATTTTCTGTGAGGTCCATACACGTTTTTTTTGTGTCGTCAGTGTTGTAGTAGATTCCTAAAAGCATTGTTTGAAGGAAAACATATCTCACATCGCGCACCCTAAAGTTAAGTACTGCCGGGAAAGTTTTAAAATATTTGTCCCATATACCAACTCCCATGTTTGATGTTCCTGTATCTGTTGAAATAGGGTCAGTTCCTTGGTAATATCTATTTTTCCAATGAGGCACAGGGTCCATAAAAATTATAACGCTGTTTCTTGAATCTTCGGGACCTTCTGACGGAACGAAGTTAGCTCCAATAATTTTGTAGGGCACATCACTGTTTTCATCCGTTGGCTGTGTTACATCATAAATTGGCTCAAACCATCCATACTTGCATAATCTACCATGTTTAGCAGTTGCATCATCAATTCTTTTTATGTGAGCACGTATAGCCTCTTCGTCAATAAGTGTCTTTGCTGAACTCTTAAAAACGTCTGCTAGTGTATCTGGCCATGACTGATGAAACTCTACAATAGCTTTTTTTCTTTCACTTTCATCCTTTTTTGAATAAGCTACATTTTTTTCTCTCTCGTAGTCAATGATGTTTGCTCCTGGTCGGAATGTCCACTTAAAAAATATTGGTATTGTACAGTCAGAATAATTCCCTTCTTCCCAATTTGATTTCAATGAAACAAACTCTGTTTCAAAAGATTTTCCTCCTCGGTCAAGTTCCCCTCCTGTACCAAACCAAATAAGTTGCCTCTTCATTTCGAGCTTACCTGTCTTTGGATTGAACTTCATCATGGTCGGCCTTTGGTTGGAAAGCATGACTCCCAATATTCCGATATTTCCCGCCTCATCAATTTTTACTTTCTGCGGAGCCCCACCGGCAACGGCTGTTCTTTTTGGTGGCACAACTCTTATTGTTGAGTTTACTCCTTTTCTATCCCCCTTTTCCTCTTTGTAACCTAGCCTGAAAAGGTTATCCCTTTCATTGGCTACGTTTGGTCGCATCCAATAAGGAAGTTCTGAAAAAACATATTTTAATTTATCTTCAAAAATCTCCTCCGCCTTTTCTTGATCCTCTGTAATAAACTTCATAAAGTAATTACGCTTAAATACAGCATCTTTTACATCGCAGGCCATAAGAGTGGTGGTGGCAGCGATTTGGCGACCTTTAGCGATAGCAAATGAGTATCCTGCATCATTTAGGTATGCCATTACTTTGTGGGCAGGATAGCTTTTGTATTTTACCTTTCCTGATTTGTCATCACCCTCTTTATAGTAAACGTATTTGTCAAGAAAGTAAAGTGTATTTTCGGCGCACCTTCTTAGTTCTTCTTGCTGATATTCGTCAACATCGTGTCTGTTTTGGTATTGGGTGTAATCACTATTTTCCTCAAGCCATTGGTTTGACTGTTGGACATACAGGTTAAACTTTTTGTATTTGTTGCTTACTGAGCCGTAATTATTTATGTGGTTTACCCAATCAATAAATTCTTGAGTGTGTTCAGTAGTGCTTTCGGGCAGCCAATCTTTTTGGGTTATTGTTCTTCCGCCCTCAAAGATTATCTCTTGTGGTGAGCTTTCTTTTTCTTCGGTGGTGATAAATTCAGAAAAGTCGGGTATGTCTCCAAAAACGATGTCGATATTTTTATCAATCTCCTTTTGTTTTGGGGAGGAGAAATTTAATTGTGTTTCAAAAATGATGTCTTTTTTATCCTCCTTTTCTTTTTTTGGAAGAGGTGTGTCATTTTTAAAATATCCTTTTTTCTCTAATAGCTTTAGGTTGTCCTCGCTTATTGGAATACCTTTGCTATGTAACTCAAAGAGGTAGTCGAGTGTGTTCTCGGCTACCTCTTTTTTAATTACTTCCTTATTTACGTTTTCGTTTTCTGACACGACTTATTTTTATGCGTCCACAACATTTTGAAACAACAACTCCAATGATGAATTGATTATTGCTAATTGAGAGTCAAGGTCGTACAAAGCCTGAGCGAATCTATCGTTTGATGGGAAAATAGCTGTTTCCGCCACCGAGGTACTGCCCATCCCTTGCGCTGTGATAGTTTTTATCGGCACATCGGGAGTTATTTCCTTGTAATATTTTCTCATTTTGTTTAATTCCACCACGTATGGCATCCACTGTATTTTTAGTGGACTCATCTCAAACGATCCGGGTACTGATGAAGGATAATCTGTTGGGTCGATGTCAAGCCAATCGAATACCTCTGCATCAACAGTTGTTATCTGCGAAACAGCGTCAACGCAGGCATCGGAAATAATTGTACAGTTTGGTTCGTCAATAGCAATCAATTCGGAGTTTAATCCTATTTGTTGATTGATTTTAAGCAACAGATTAACGTGCTCTGAGTCTGCTTTTAAAAGGGCTGGAAAATTCATTTTTTATGTTTTGTTTTTTTTGTTTTTTAAAAGTTACCATTTCTGTATCGGGCATCTTTGAATTTCCTGTCGCACCTTGGCGGGGAGGAAACATTTGCAAATATCGCATTTTAATCCGTTTACTGTTCCCACCTCTTCGTTCTTTTGGTTCAGAGCCTTTAAAACTGTACTTACTGCGTGAGGACACTTACTACATATCTCCGCCCTTTTTTCTGCTTTTAACTCTATCTCCTTATTGGGAAACGCGTAGTTTTTAAATCCGCTTGTAATTGCTTTTAACTTGTCTAATGCTTCCACAAATGTAAAAATTATTCTTCAACTTTAATTCCAAGAGCATAAAATAGTGCGTAAGCAATTCTTTCGCATGGGAGGGTAACGTCAATGTCTTTTATTGGAGGCATTGTTCCTTCGGTTTGCTTTTGCTGTATTGTCCATCCGTAGTCTGACTTTGACTTTCTGAAAATTATTATGTTTTCATCAAACTTGGATTGGTATATTGTTATTGGTACATCTGTGGTGTCAACCGGTTTAACTATTGCTACAAAACCGAAGTCTTCCGGGTTGAATGGTGCTTCTGTTAGCATATACTCAAGTTGGTCTTCGGCAATCTTCAAAGCCTCTTGAAATATGTATCCTGCTTCCTTTGCTCCGTTATTAGAGTCAGGCATAACATTTCCATCTATTGTGTAGTAATACTTATCTACTCCATCCTCATTTCTATGCCTAAATGTTTCTCTGCTTATAACAATTACCTTGCTTGCTATTCCACTCCAAGGATAGCCTTTAGCTAGTCCATGCGGAGGTATCCATTCGGTTTCAATATTCGAGATTTCTGTTGTCATTTTTTATTTTTTCTTTGGGGTTGTATTGTCAACGATTTTGTAACGTCCTTCCTGTATGGCTTTAACCATAGACAACAATGTTTTTTTTGTGTTAGCCTTCAACTTGATTGTTTCGCTTGAGTGGCTTGTTTCATTGTTGGGTGCTTTGATTGTTGAGAATGTTTGCCCCTTGGCTTTGCCCTTGGCATCTTCGATAGTCAGTTTCCAAATTTTCATGTTTTCTTTTTTTTAGTTTACGATAGTCATTGTTGGATTATAATTGGTGGTTGGTTTTTTAATTTTAGTGCTAGGTATTATTGGGCATCGTAGTTCAGTAAAGTCGGGGCTAGTCATTGGCTGTATCGGCGACAGTCCTGTTGGCACGCCGACAAACTCAAAAAAATCTTGGCAGTCGACACACTGTATTTTTATGTCTGCCTCATGTCCTACCACCGGACCAAGCTCACCGTCCTGAATACGGTTTATTTTTACATAGGCTTGGAAGTTTTTGTGTTCACACATTTTTTTTTTAAAATTTTCTTTCTTTTTCCATTCTTCTTAGGCAATCTTCTATTGACTCCCCTTTTAGCATTGAGTATCCGCAACCTAGTGTTCCGCCCTTCCAACTTCCGGTTCTTTCTCCAACTTCGTCGTTAAACTCTACCTCCATACTTCTTCTTATAATTCTAGGAAATGGCATAAACATTAATGCTCTCCATCTCCACTCCATTTCTTCTACCCTGCAAGTTGCTATTCTTTCTTGAACTATTCCGCTTTTGAGAATGTATTTATAAGGAAGCTGTATGCTGTAAATTTTGTCTTTCCATTCATCCGTCCAAAAATCTTTTCTGTTCCCAATAGTTGCGTGTTCCCAATTAGAGTACATTGTTTTATCTGTGGCGATAGCATCAACTTTAAGTACAGTATTTGCTAGTGGAGTATTAAGTAACATGCTTTTACGATACCACTCATAATCCCAAGGCATATAATAGCACTTTTTCTTATTGCCTAAACACACCCAAAATGTAGTAAACATTCCTTTTGACTCTCCGTAAAAGTAAAAACCCCATTCAGGATGCTCACAATCGTCAATGCCTGAGTAAATTGGAAAATAAAGGAAGAATTGTCCCCAAGGAATAAAGAATAGAGCAGCCCACAAAAGATTAAACCACACATTCAAATCAAATGATGCCTGTGCAATAAATCCAATCAGCCCAATCATTGTTGTTAAACATGAGTGCAAACACATTCTGTCGTCAAAATATGTGGCCGGTGAAAGCTGTATGCTAAGTCTGTGAAATTTAGGGTAGAAATTTATCCAGTTATCCGACTCTTTGTTTTTTGCTTGAGGTTTAAAAGAAAAATGATATTTAAACTTTTCTCCTCCGTTTAGTCTTGCTGTTGGCATTTTTTTAGATTTTAATTGTCAATAAAAAAGGCAACGAACTTCTATCTTCCGGTAGTGCCCGAAAAATAGTTGTTGACGTTGCCCTTTGTCAACCCTCTTCCTTTTATTCAAAGGCAAAGGATTAGCTTTTATTCCCCCGGCACTACGAGGGTAGGTTCCTTTTTTTTAACCCTGATCCGTTTAAGCGATGCTTGCACCAAGAGTAGTCTTGGTGTTGGTGTACGAGGTATCTCGCGCAGCTGATGCAGCCCACCAAATAGTTATTGGAAGAGTATTTGGCTCAACCATAACGAATACGATTCCGTATTTAGCTGTCGATGCCGGTTGGTCAGGCAAGGCAGGGATGTCAATTTTTTCAAATGTCAAAATTCCTTCGGCTGGTACAGATTGAGTAGGGTCAATCGCTGTTGCGAAGTAAATCATTGGTTTGGCTATTCCGCTCATTTTTATTTTGTTTTAAAAGTTTTTTTTAGACTAGGTTCAGATTCTATTGCTTGACAAAAATAGAAAATAAATCAATTCAACAAATAAATAATTTATTTAACCACAACGGTGGAAGAAACTTTAAAAGAAAAGAAAGAGGAAATATAACAAGCATGGGAAAAAGTGTAAAGGAGAAAGAAAAGAAAATGTCCCGCAAAATTTTCCCTCCGCCCCGAAAAGGGCAGTTGCTCGGTCCAACATTTTTCTTAAATGAAGTATAGTCTTTCATCAATCGGCTGTGACTTACCGATATGATTAGTTGAAGTCATGTTTTAATGCAAAAAAGAATCCCGAATATCAACATAGCCTTCTGCAAGGGCGTTTGCTGATAAACGGGATTTGTCTTAAATGTCTTTTTCAATTTGCAGAATATTTGATGCGGTAAAATTATAAAAAAAATTAATATCAATCCAAAAAATCGTTCTCAGGGTTAAAAACTTTTATTTCGTTGGGGTCAACCCAATCCTTTCTTCTTCTTTTCACCCTAGGCATCACCTTGTAGTCTGCTTCAACGGAAAAGTGAATAGTGATACCAAGTTTCATCTCTAGCTCAACAAGCATCCTGATCGAAGGGAAAGTGGCTCCACGCTCGATATTTTTTATGTGCGTAAGGTCAATAGAGTATTTTTTAGAAAACTTCTCCTGCGATAAGCCGGTAGTCATCCGAATAGTTTTTAAAAGAGAGCCTGTGTTCATAAAGAGTTTCATTTTGTTTACTTATTCATAAAAGAAAGAAGGTAAGCAATGACATCAACAGTCCACCCGTTACCACATTGGCGGTAAACTTGCGTTTCTGAAACGATATATTTTCCTGTTTCTTTATTGATAAAATACCCATCCGGGATTGTCTGCAACCTAGCACATTCTGTGGGGGTTAGTCGCCTAATTAGTCCACCTTTTGCAAGTTGCTTATTTAGTTGTCCATTCGTTCCGTGTTCAAATCCGTGTAAGCATGGTGATTTTTCCAAAATAGCGTGTGTTCCGCAACTCATTTGAGCCATAAGTGCGGGGCTTATTCCATCAATATCATACACTCTATTTTGTTGGTATGGTTGCACTCCACCGCTTTCAGTTGAAGGGTTTATTTGCATCACCAAATTATCTTTTTGCACACTGGCAACGCAAATTAAATCCATATCAGAATGGTTCCCTCCTGAGTTCCCTCCTGCGGTGAAGCAACTTGCTTTGTCTTGGTTGGATTTTATGTTGCCGTTTTTATCAATTTTTAAATATTGTTGGTCACGCCCACCCATTTTAAAATAGCTTGCTTGAATAACGGATGATTTTTCAGGATTAGCATTGTCAATAATTTTGTTTTGGTGTCGGTTCTGAACCGACACTATTTTTTCTCTTAAATAATATTTCTCATCCACCTCTGCTTCCAAAACATCTTTTAGCATTATGCCTAAATCTTTGGGTGGGGGGATAGCGCAATATTCTGTTTCAAAGAGTCCTTTTTTCTTAGTATAAAAGTTGGTCCAATATAGCCTTACCCGATTTTGCGCTGATAGGAGCGCTGAATTTATTATTACCGGTTCTATGCCCACTGTTTTTGAGATAACGTATTCATGCTCTTTTTTCATGCGTACATTCTCCAAAAGCCACTTTACTTTTGGGTTGACAGATTTGATGTATTCAAGAATCTCTACGAACACAAAAAACAGTTTGCTTCGAGGGTCGTCAAAGGCCAGTTGTTTCCCGGCGAAAGAAAATCCTTGGCATGGAGAGCCTGCTAAAACAAGGTCAATTTTTTTCCACTCAATATCCCACTCTCTCCATTTTGTTACGTCACCGAGTTGGACTGTTTCCGGATAATTGTATTGGCAAACTTGGATAGCGTGCTTATCAATTTCGGAGGAATAATATTTATCCACCTTCATTCCAATTTTGTCTAGTGCCAGGTGTCCGCAGGAGAGTCCGTTAAACAATGACAATACATTTATTCCGCTTGATTCGTTCATACCTATTTAATTGAGCGTAACTAATACCTATTTCCTTTGCGGTCTGCCTAAGATTTAGTTTTAATTTGGCTCTTTTTGTGACTAAATCTATTGCCAATAATTCGTGGTTAAATTTCATTTTTTTAGTGTTAAAGTTTTTGTGAGTTATACCATTTGATAAACTCAATTACTGCTTTATAAACTGCATATTTTGCTTCACATTTTATATACCTATATTCCATGTCTCCACAAGTTCCAAAATCATCATCTTTACTACCTGTAAAGATTTTAATTTTAGTACTTAAATAAAAATAAGCCATTGATGGATTATAGTAAAATTTATCCCATTTATACATTTTATAAATTTTTTCCACAACAGGCATTAACCAATCCCATGAGGAATGATACTTTAATTCTGTGAAATATCCTTGTTGCCCATTATCTTTTATATACCACCTTTCTTCTATCGAGCTGCCTCTTACTAAATTTGAAAATGGACTTTTAGCAATTAGCTCATTACCTTCTAGTTCTTCTTTTGTCATTGGTTGTTGTTTTTATCTCGTTAATGTAATCTTTTGATGCTGATGGTATCATTTTTTTAAATTGTCAAAGTTGGACTTAAATTTGCTTTTAGTTATGAAATGCCACCATAGCCAATAGAATCCTTTGTAATTACATTGTTCGTTTTTTATTTCGTGTCCTTTTGGAATTAACCAAAAACCAATTTTCATTCTGATTACTTTCATTTTTTCTTCTATGTTAAGGGTTAGTGTTTACTAAAATAAATTTTCTTCTTTAAGTCTTTCGTATATTTCATCGTTAAAATCAAGTTTGCGAAAAGCAAACCAGCTTTTAACATGGGCTAAAAAGAAATAAAAACACCCTACCGCACCTGTAGTGCATACGGTTCCACAATAGCTGTCGCACACATTTCGTTTTTCCATTTCTCTGCATTTTCTCTGCTGTCAAATATTGCCAACGGTGTTGCATCTTCATCGTAAGCAACCGCCCAAAATTGTTGCAAGTTTATTCCCGCTTCCTTCGCTGCGGCAATTTCATCTTTTGTTAAAATTCCTTTGCTCATAATCGTTGATTTTTTAATTTTATAATATAGTCGTTGCTTTCGCTCGGCAATATCTTTCAACTGCCTGCCTAAGCATCCTGTTTTCTTTCCCCATCCATTTGCAAAACTCATCGCTTCTGTGTTTTTACTTCTTTTAGCCCTGTCCCAGTGTTAAAAAGATAGCTACCAATTTTTCAATAATTATGATTATGTACTTCATCGTAGTGGGCAAACAAATCTTCTGGACCACCAAAACTTTCTCCGCACACTTTACACTCGTGTACTTGCGGAATGGAATAACTTGGTAACTCCCTCATACAATTATGACAATATCCATGATACGGTCCATACATCGGGAATGTACAATCGCAGATGCCTTCTTTTTTCCAATCAGGAACCTCAATATTCTTTTCCATTGGATGGGGATTGCTGCTCATCGGGGCGGAAACAATAAGCTGTGTTAACAATACTTTCTCAAGACCATCAATAACCACTTGAGTATCTTTCACAAATACATCCGACTGTGCTCTTTTTAGCTGGTCTAAAGCCTTTTCCAAAAGTGGGCGGGGAACAAAAATCATTTTAATATTTTCCATATCTTTTTCTTTTAATACCTCCCCACCCCTTCGGCGGGGAAAACAATTACTTCACTTCTTTACTACTATTTGTAACTCAAATCCTAATAAGTCCAAAGCCTCAACAATATAATCAAAGTCAACTCGTGGAGTTTTCTTTCTGTCCTCATCAAGCATCTTGGCCAAGGTAGGTCCACTTACACCCATGCGTGCAGCAAGTTCCTTTTTCTTAATTTTCTTATCCTTGCTTGTCTTTCTTATGAATTTTAAAACTTCCTTTTTGTTCATTTTATTTCGTTTTATTTGTCTAAACTCGTTGCAAAGTTAATAAAACTTTCGATACCACAACAACAAAATTGTTAAATTTTTATCCATGCAGCAGATACTACCTCCCAAAACACCCCTCCCCATCATCTCATTCGGAAATCATTTGCCAAGTAACTTTTACAAAGAGGCTATGATTTAACAAAACCAATTCTACGACAACCATAACTAAATAAAATACCCCTAAAAACAGTTTTTAACCAATCAAAAAACAACGATAACACTATTCCCCGTATCAGCATAAGCCGAATAGGGTTTAACTATGCTTAAATCGAAGATTCTTAATAACTATACAAAAACCACCTAATTGTACCCACATTTGTGCCCACAATTTTACTTAAACCATCCCACTAAATAACACAGCCTTAGTTAGTTAGTGCCAAGCATTTATAAAAACAGTTCACAAGCCAATTCACAAAACAGTTCATGGAAAATTTCGATAGGAGCAGGGGAGTGTCTACCCAAAAGCACCCCTCACCCCATCGCGAATCGGAAACGTAAATCAAGGAATCGAGCCTTTAAGACTTTCAAATAATTCATTCAATAGGTGCATAGTCACGTTGAATCGCTTATTTATAGGGCATTTAGTAAAATTTAGTAAATAATACATCTGGCTAAATAATATTTTTACCAGGATAACAGATCATTGTATAAGCACCGGCAAAGGAAACACAGTCTATTTAACATAATAATAATTATAAACAAAAATTGGTATTGAGAATCAATTAGTTAGCATTTTAGCAGGTTGAACAAGTAAGATTTTGCTCAGGTAAATATTGTTAATGTGTTGATTTGTAGTGTATTAGTGTTAAATGTGCCGAATGGTCAAATAAGCTAGTAATAATAGTATTTTGTGTATGTTTTCGGCTGTTTTTTATTTGTTATAGAGTAACAATATACTCCTACTTCTTGTGTCGTGTTTTTTATGTAAAATACGTAGAACCAGTTAGTTGTTAATATTTTATTTAACATAATAATCGGACATAATGGCATGATATTATGTTAAATTTCGGGTTATTTTGGGCTTATTTCTTATTTAGAATCGTTATAAATTACGGTATTCTTTGCATTTTGTCGCAAACTAGGTATTTGATATTAAATCTTTATTCTATCTTTGTGAGTATAAAATTTAATATTAATCTAAAAACATACGAAAAATGAAAATTAAACAGTTAATCGAAAGGAATCTAAAATTCTCAAATAGTTACCAATATAACGGTATAACAAGGGGGTCGATAGAAAGCGGGCAATTAACTTGCTGCGATAATTGTGGGAAACTGATTACAAACATGGTGCATGTAATCCAGCGCGAAACTAACAAACATTTTACTATTGGAATTGATTGTTCTGACACACTTGTTAAGGCTCAATGTATGTATAACGGTATTTCCGGGCGCGAAGCCTTAGATTATCAATTAGATATTTATTCATTTAACAAATGTTCAAAAGTAGCAACAGAATTAAACAAGGGTAAGGAATACAATATAGACTTTGTTTGGATTAAGGTAGAAACAGACAAAGGCAAAATTATAGAGGCTTCTGTTTCTGATATGAAAAAATTTTATCCTGAATTGCTTATAAATTAGATTTAGGCTTTGTTTAGTTCTTTAACTATATACAACACTGAGTTTAAAGTGGTCGAATTTGACCACTTTAGAAGAAGTGCAGGATTACCAACGTTTACATTGAGTATATTATTTCATAGCCTTGAAAAGTAATAATATTTTAATCATTTAAGTTTCCCCGCCCGTTGGCCGGTTGGTAGTCAACAAAATTTTTAATAATAACAGTTTAAATTTTTGATCTTATGAAAACAAATAGAAAATTTGATTCTCAAAAAAATAACGAGCCTAGCCAGGCGAATCTTTTACTAATTTTATTTACAATTGTCTTTCTCGCTTTGCTAAATGGATTGTTTGCGCAAAGCCTTGTAAAAAAGGACGCTGATGGACTTTATAAAAGTGTTTCCCGCCCGGATACAACAATAGGCTATTCAGCTACAAATGAGCATTTTATTGATAGCAAAGGAGTAAAATATCCGGTCTTTAAAACCAAAGAAGGTAAATATTTTGTGCTTCGCATTTCAAAAAAAACCGGTAAACAATACCGCGAATATTTAAAACTTATCAATTAATCAAAGTTTATTTATAGACTAACTAAAAAAC